CAGTTCTATCCAGCAAACGCCTTTACTGGCACTCCAACCCTCACGCTGAAGACCAACAAGCAAGTCATTGTTGGCGAGTCTTCAACAACCGCTTCTGCTGGTTCATCTATTCGCCTCATAGTGACTGGCTCTGGTGGCGGCGGTGTTCAAATGACCGGAAGCACCAACCTCGGTGGCGCTGCAATGGTTCCCATTGCTGGCGGTGGCGCTCAGATTTATTCGTATTCTGGCGCACAAGGCTCGGAGTCTTACACCCTGCGTGGTCAGTACAACAACTCGGGAAATTGGGCGCTGGGTTCAAGCGGCCCCGGCATTGTTTCAAACATCGGCGTTGCAACCTACGGTGGCCTTTACTCTGACCGTGGCGCAACTGGCGGTGCATCTCAAACGCTGTTCACGATGTCGGCTTCCAGCGGAAGCAACTTTGGTCAGATTACCAACACTGGAACTCGTTGGGCGCTTGGTTACGGCCCTTCCGTTACGACTGCCACCGATGTTCTGACATGGAATACCAGCAACCAAGTTGGTATCAATGCGGGAACGCCCAGCGCAACGCTTGAAGTCTCGGCATCGTTTGCGGATTCTGCGATTGAAGAAATTGCTCGAATCTCGCGTGTTGGTGGCTCAGCCCTGTACGGTAACAACCGTGCGGCGGCGCTTGCTTTTTATGACCAAAACAATGGCACACTGACTGCCGCAATTGCGGGTATTCGATCAAGTCCTTCTGGTGACTACAACGGTGAAGTTGCGCTTTACTACAACAACACTGCCAGCGTCAACGCCACCTCCGTTAGTCAGTTGACCAGAGCCGCCATCTTTGGCAGTTACGGCGCTAAATTTGGCGGTGCATCAGGTGTTAACGTGGGCGGCGGACTTGCCATTTATGCTTCAGGCACTTACAGCAATTTAACCCTTCAGGCGGGCGGTTCATCTTTTGGCTCGTTGATTGACTTCAACAGTTCTTCCAATGTGTTGCAGTACCGCATGGGTACAAACCACAACAGCATTGGAAATGGAAACTTTGCATTCTCCTATGGCACTGGCCCGACTGGTGCGGCGTGGTCAGTATTGTCAAGCGGCACTTTTGGTGCTGGCAACATCAACGTCACCGACCTTGATGGCACAGGCAATGTGCGTTTTGTCTCCAACACTGGAGTCAACGCCTCACCTGCAACCACTGGGAAAAATCAATATGCTGGTTTGCGTTTGCGTGGTGGTGATAACGCTGTTCTGGACATGGGCATGAACAGTGTCAACACTTGGATTCAGGCAACCGACAAGAGCGCCCTGCAAAACAATTACTACCTGCACCTGAACCCCAACGGTGGCACGGTAACCATCAACGCGGGAACGGCATCTCCGAGCATGGCCGACGGCCTGTACTTGCAAGCCAACTCGTCAACGACTGAGGCGTTCCGAATTCAGGGGGCGGCGTCGAATGGCGTGTATCAGACCTTCTACAACGGGACCATCTCCCCGTTGCTGATTGGCTACGGTAGCACGCTGGCTGCTGCGGCAACCATCAACGATGGCGTCATCCGCTACAACGGCTCCTACTATCTCAGATTTTCATCCGATGGAACACAGGTTGGTAGGTTTGAGCCCGGCGGTTTGTTTAATGCGCTTAACGGCTCGTATTCAGACCCCTCGCTTGCTTCAACTGCCCACTCAGGTTTCCAAATTTCTCAGAGTGGTGTTTATAACGACAACAGCGCTCATCAGTTCAATACGTTGCAAAGCAACTCTGGCGTTATTTATGTCCGCTCGCAAGGTAACGTATCCGCACTTCCGTTCTATCCCAACGGTGGGGGTGGCATTGCCTACCAGTGGACTGTGCTGAATCCGCAGTTGGGCACTTGGGGCACTGGCTCTGGCCCGACAATCAATTTCACCGAGGCGGGCAGTTCGCCCAATAGCTACTCGGTTGTGTTTAATGGAGGCGGCGGTAGTTTTACTATTACACGCACCGGCGGGTCAAACTCCTATTACGTCTTTATTCAACTGTTTGCTATACCTTGATTGGAGAAGATCATGTCGGCAGTTTTCAAATATCAATTTGACGATTTCAAGGCTTATTCGACAAGCCAAGTTCAAAACATCGTCAAGAGCGTGAAGTTCACACTGATGTGCGAGCACATGGGGCAACGTCGTTCTTCTGTTCGAATGATTGAATTTGCAGACCCTGACTTCAGCAACTTCACCGAGTTTAAGAACCTGACGCAGGATCAGATTCTTGCTTGGGTGACGGCGCACCTTGGGCAAGAAGAAATTGATGCGCTTAAGTTTGGTATGCAATCAGTCATTGAGCAGGAACTTGCGCGGTCTGATGCTCCTCCTGCTCTTGAAGACGTAAAAGCCCCGTGGTTCTGAAAGGAAAAATCATGTCAGCAACTTTTACTTGGTCGGTCATCTCCATGACCTCCTATCCACAGGCTGAAGGCCAAGTGGATGTCGTGTTTCAGGTCAACTGGATGTGTTCAGGCACCGAAAGTGGCGCGGGTGCATCCAACGGTGGGGTGGCTTATGTGACCTACACCGCTGGTACTCCGTACACGCCCTACGACCAATTGACGCAAGAGCAGGTGCTTGGCTGGGTGTACGCAAGCGGCGTGGACCAAGCCGCTGTTGAGGCGTCCGTGCAGATGCAGATTGATGAGCGGCTGAACCCGCCTACAGTTAACCTGCCTTTGCCGTGGGCTGCCCCGACGGCATAATTGAGCATGGGCAAACCGCTGGCCCCAACAGCGGCAATTACACGGAGAGTGAAATGGAAAAAGTGACCCTGTCTACCCAACTGGTAAACGCCATCCTTCAGTACCTTGGGCAGCAGCCTTTTGTGCAGGTGGCCAACCTCATCAACGGCATCCAGCAAGAGGCTCAAGGCCAATTGCAGCCCGCTGCGCCTGCTGAGGAACCCAAGGCGGAGTGATGCATGGAGACCCAGCAGATATTCAACGTGATTGTGGGTATCGCCGCCTTTTTTGGCGGCTGGGTCCTCAACAACATCACCAAGGCCATTGAACGATTAGACACTGATGTTCGGTCGATGCCTCACACCTACGTCACGAAGGAGGATTACCACCGTGACGTCGATGAGATCAAGGACATCTGCAAGCAGATCTTCAACAAGCTCGACAGCAAGGCTGACAAGTGATGGACGTGCCCAAGGTCATCAGCGCCGTTGCCGCAACTGTTGCCGCACTTGGGGGCAGCTACACGCTTGGCGATAAGTTTGGGTGGTTTGACAAGCCCATTTTGGAATGGGCACCGGAGCACTTCAAGATTGCCCCGGCGAAGATTGGTGAGCCGGTTGTTGTGACCGTTGCTCGCATCAAAAAAAGAGACGATTGCTCTGTTGAGTCGTTTACGCCTACCGTCCGAGACGCCTCGGGCATGATGCATGAGGCAACGCCATCGACCAGCAAGTTCACCGGCCCGGCTGGTGATCAGATTGACACCTTCACCTATCAATTGGCGGTGTCTTCCAAAGAGCAGATAGCCGAGGGCAAGGCGACTTTGACGGCGATCATCAAGTACAAGTGCCCAGAGGGCGAGCGTGTGGTGACATACCCACGGCATGAGAATTTGTCATTCATGATGGGGAAATAACGATGTTTGAAGTCCTTGGTGGCGGCATATTGGGCTCCCTGCTTGGCGGGGTTTTCAGGCTCGCCCCCGAGGTCCTTAAATGGCTCGACAAGAAGGACGAGCGCAAGCACGAGCTGTCTATGTTCGAGCGCCAGTGCGAGCTGGAAAAACAGCGCGGCGAGCAAAAGCTGGCCGAGATCGGTGCCCAGCGTGACATGGCCATCGACGTCGGCGTCATGGACGCCTTCAAAGCCGCCATAGACCAGCAAACCGAGATGGCCAAGGCCGCAGGTGGCTGGGTGGCCTCTCTGAGCGCCTCAGTCCGCCCTGTGGTGACCTACTGGATTCTGGGCACATGGACGGCCATCCACTGCTGGTACGCCTACCAAGGGTATGCATCGGGCCTTGATTCGACCGAAGTCTTCAAGCTGATGATGAGCCCCGACTTCTCGGCGCTGGTCAGCGGCACCCTGAACTACTGGTTCCTCGACCGGACCTTGGCCAAACGGGGGCTTGCATGAACCTGACGCTGGCTGAGGCACTGTGCAAGCGGTTTGAGGGCTTTCGCTCCAAGCCCTACCTGTGCCCGGCCGGTATCCCCACGATTGGGTACGGCTCGACCTATTACCCGGGCGGCCGCAAGGTAACCCTCGAAGACACCCCCGTGGACGAGCCTGCGGCCCGCCAGATGCTCTTGCAGGAGCTGCTGCATACCTACGCCCCGGGCGTGATCCGGCAGTGCCCTGTGTTGCTTACGCTGGCCATGACGGCCAACGACTGGGGCAAGCTCAACGCTATTGTGGATTTTGCGTACAACCTTGGGGTGGGTCGTCTTCAGACCTCGACCCTGCGGCGCAAGCTCAACGCGCAGGACTGGGAGGGGGCCAAAGAACAGTTGAAGCTGTGGACTCGTGGCGGTGGCCGCGTGCTGCCCGGCCTCGTTGCTCGGCGAGATGCCGAGGTCGCAATTATGGGGGCCTGAGATGAGTTCAGCGATCAAGTCCAACCCGGCCAAATGGAAGCGCATCGTCTCCGAGGTCAAGGCCAGCGGCAAAGGCGGATCGCCCGGCCAATGGAGCGCCCGCAAGGCCCAGCTTGCGACCCAGAAGTACAAGTCCTCGGGGGGAGGTTACAAAGGCCCCAAGAGCGAGGATAATTCACTCTCAAAATGGACGAAGGAGGACTGGGGCACCCGGTCTGGAAAGCCGTCTACTCAAGGATCTGAAGCAACCGGCGAGCGATACCTGCCCAAAAAGGCACGAGAGAAGTTAACCCCTTCTGAATACGCGGCAACCACGCGAGCCAAACGAGAAGGCATGCGGCAGGGCAAGCAATACGTCCCGCAGCCTGAATCGATCAAGAAAAAGGTGTGGTGATGACTGTTGCCGCTGTAATGACATACGACTCGCTGGTCAACGACATCCAGACCTATCTGGAGCGTACCGACACGGCCACGCTGGAGAAGATCCCGCAGTTCATCATGCTCGCCGAGCAGATCATTGCTGCGGACCTCAAGTTCCTTGGCAACCTGACCGTCGCTGAATCCACCATGGTCCAAGGCGAGAACGTGATCGCCAAGCCCGCCCGCTGGCGCAAGACGGTCTCGATGAACGTCACCGTTGCTGGCAAGCGCAATCCGGTGCTGCTTAGGACCTACGAGTACATCCGCGAGTACTGGCCAAGCCCGACCGACGAGGACGTGCCCAAGTTCTTCTGCGACTACGACTATCAGCATTGGCTGGTCGGCCCCACGCCGGATGCAGGCTACACCTACGAGGTCCTGTACTACGAGCGCGTGCAGCCCTTGGATTCATCGAACCAATCGAACTGGTTCACCCAGTACGCGCCGCAGGCGCTGCTGTACGGCTCCCTGCTTCAGGCCATGCCATTCCTCAAGAACGACGAACGCATGCCCATGTGGCAGGGCAACTACGACCACATCATTGAAGTCCTGAAGGCAGAGAACGTCACCCGCGTGGCTGATCGTCAGGCGATTGTGAGGGATTCATGAGCTTCAACAGTCCATTTACCGGGCAGGTCATTCAGCCGACCGACGTCTCCTACCGCGCCATCACACTGAACGCGGATTCGACGCTTTCATGGCCGATCAACGGCAGCGCTACCGACAACGCCGCAGCGCGGATCATGGACGTCACGTCGCTGTCCAGCGGCTTGGCCCTGTCCGGCGTTACTGTGGCCGGTACCAACGGCCAATGCACTTGCACCACGACCCCAAGCCTCTTCGTTGGCCAAGCGGTGGTGGTGACCGGCACCAACTCCGGCACCTCGACCGGCATCACGCCGGGCAACACCTACTACATCATCGCCACCAACGGCACAACGACCTTCACGCTGTCGGCCTCGCTTGGCGGCGCGGCTGTTGCAACGACCGCTGGATCGACGTCTGGCATGACGTTCACGCTCGACTCGTTCTCGCTGGCCATGCCGCCCGCGAACCAGACCTCGGTTGGCATTGACGCGCTCTTCCGCAACGTCGGCTCCTACGCTTTCACGGTGACGGACTACGACGGCGGAACCATCGTTCTGATCAACCCGGGCGAGGCCAAGTACATCTACCTGACGGAGAACAACGACACCGCAGGGGCGTGGGAGCTGATTGCCTTCGGCGTTGGCACCTCGAACGTCGATGCCTCAACCCTTGCAGGGTACGGACTCAAAGCGATTGCAAACACGCTGAACGCGGCGCACAGCGTCACGACCTTTTCGTCCAGCTACACCGCGCTGGCCACGGACCGCGCTGCGTCCTACGTCTGGACCGGCGGTTCTGGAACCCTTGCGCTGACCTCGGCCATCACTCTGGGCAACGACTGGTTCATGCTGGTGCGCAACGGCGGCACCGGCACGCTGACCATTGCCCCGAACGCGGGCATTCAGATCAACGGCGCATCGACCATCGCCTTGCAGCCCGCTGACTCTTGTGTGATCTGCTGCTCCGGCGCAGCCTTCTATACCGTGGGTCTGGGCCGCAGCACGCAGTTCAACTTCACGCAGCTCACCAAGGCTGTGGTGTCCGGCAGCTACACCTTGAGTTCCTCAGAAGCTGCCAACACGATTCAGAAGTACACCGGCACTCTGACCGGCAACGTGACCGTGGTGCTGCCGCAGACGGTCCAGATCTACTACATCACCAACCAAACGAACGGCGGTGGACCGGGCTACCAAATCACTTTCACAACCGGTGCAGGTGGCGCTACGGCGACCGTCCCGGCTGGTCAGCAGGTGATTCTGCTGTGCGACTCGGTCAACCTGCTCAACGCCTCGACGATTGCCGCCGGTGCTGTGAACGTCTCGCTGGTGGACGGCACGGTCGGAGCGCCGTCGCTCAACTTCGCCTCGGAGACCTCGACCGGTATCTATCGACCCGGCTCTGGCGAGTTTGGCATTGCAATCTTGGGCGTGAAGCTGTTCGGTTTGACGGCCACTGGGCTCACCATACCGGGCACCGGCACGTTTACTGGGGGTGTTCAAGGCGGGACGTTCTAAATGACACAGAAGGTTTTTGCCCTCGACACGCAGCCGGGTATCCAGCGCGACGGGACGATTTTCGACAAGCAGTTCTACAACGACGGCCAATGGGTGCGCTTCCAGCGCGGCAGGCCCCGTAAGATCCTCGGCTATCGAGTCATCTCCGATCAGCTCAGTGGCCCGTCTCGTGGCATTTGGGTGAACTCCCAGAACGCCTTTACGTCCATTTTCAGCGGCTACGCTGATGGCCTGCAAGTCCTGACCATCGACAACAACGGCGTGGGTGCCGGGGTCGGTGATTTCACGCTGGCCAACTTCACCGCCTCGCCCTTCAACCTGTGGCAGTTCGACGGCTTCTACGACGTTGCTGGCACCGGCTTGCAGTCGCTGGTAGCGCATCCCGGCCAGAACCTCGCCTCGATTGACAACGACACCAACACCCCGGTGCTGATCGGCGACATCACGGGCCTGAACATGAGTCAGGTCGGCGTGTTCACCGACAGCGTGACGACCGTTGCTTTGAGCAACACCGTCACCCTCGCGGCCGCAAACCCGCTGATCGGCGCTGGCCAGACCATCACCGGCGCGGGCATCCCTGCCAACACCACCGTGGTGTCTGTCAGCACGACGACCGTCACGATTTCCAACAACGCGACGGCCTCGGCCACGGTCACGGCGACCTTCAACAACAACGTCAGCGTCTCCGGCGGTCTCGTGGCACTGCACCCGTACCTCTTCGTGTACGGCAACAACGGCCTGATCAAGAATTGCTCGGCCGGTAACGCAAACGACTGGGTCTCTGCGGACGCCAACGAGACCAACGTAGCCACCGGCAAGATCGTCCAAGGCCTACCCGTCAGGGGCGGCTCAAACGCGCCCTCTGGGCTGTTTTGGAGCCTTGACAGTCTGATCCGCGTGTCGTTTATTGGCGGCACCGGAACGCCTCCTCAGTACTGGCGCTACGACATCATCAGCAGCCAGTCCTCGATCCTGTCCTCGCAGTCAGCCATCGAGTACGACGGCATCTACTACTGGTGCGGTGTTGACCGGTTCCTTCTCTACAACGGCGTGGTGAAGGAAATCCCGAACAACATGAACCAGAACTACTTCTTCGACAACCTGAACTACGACCAGCGCCAGAAGGTCTGGGCGACCAAGGTGCCGAGGTACGGTGAGATCTGGTGGTTCTATCCTCGCGGCGACTCCGAAGAGTGCAACGACGCGATCATCTACAACGTGCGCGAGAACACTTGGTACGACGCCGGACAGGCGCTGGGCGCTCGCCGCTCTGCTGGGTACTTCTCGCAGGTGTTTGCCTACCCCGTGGCCGCCAACTGGGTCACCAGTGAGGCAGAAACCGTCTTCACGGATACCTTCAACGAGGTGTCTGGCAGCGAATTCTTGTACTCCGACACCTACAACTCGCAAGTGGCGCTGGGTCAGGTCATTTCCGGCTCGAACATTCCGACCGGCACCAAGGTAGTGGCCATCACGACCAGCAACCTGAAGACCCTTGGCACCATTACGCCGGGTTCTGGCTATGTGGACGGGGTGTACACCAATGTACCCCTCACCGGCGGGTCTGGAGCGGGCGCACAGGCCACAATTTCCGTGGTTGGGGGTGCGGTAGCCACCGTGACAATAACGGCCCGTGGGGCCGGATACGCGGTCGGCGACTCACTGAGCGCCAGCAACACCAATCTGGGCGGCACCGGGTCGGGTTTTGCTGTGCTCATATCGGCCATCTACGCGCAGGCCATCGAGATGTCCAACGCCGCGACCGGCACCGGTTCGGCCTCGCTGACGTTCTCGATTCCCGAGGGCCTGATTCAGATGTTTCAGCACGAGATCGGCGCTGACGAGATCGATGGCCAAAACGTGCGGGCCATCCGCAGCTTCTTTGAGACCAACGACCTGAGCTGGCTGCAAGGCGGCCCGTCTCAACCAGCCCCCGAAGGCATCAACAAGTGGGTCCGGCTGGAGCGCGTGGAGCCTGACTTCCTGCTCGAAGGCCCGATGGAGTTGTACATCACCGGCCGCCCGTTCGCGCAAAGTGAAGACTCGACGACCGGACCGTACACCTTTGACGCCAACACCGGCAAGATTGACATGAAGGAGCAGCGCCGAGAGCTGCGGCTCAAGTTCGTGTCGGACGCGGCTGGTGGCAATTACCAGCTTGGTAAGGTGGTGCTCAACGCAGACTTTGGTGACACGAGGGGATATGGCTCTTAATCCCGCCCTCATCTACGACCCCCGGTATCACACGTTCGAGTCGTGGGCCTCGCTCATGGTCGAGCTGTACGCCGCGCAGCAGCTTGCCATTCCCGACGCGCTCACCGATTGGAAGAAGTGGGGCGAGGGACTGGGGGCTATTGACGTTTTTGCAAACGAGGCTATACCTCGCACAGACCAGTACGACAATTGGTTCGACTGGGCTGAGGCATTGGTGGCGGCCGTTAACCCGGCGACGCAGACGACATGAACTATTGGTGCGACAACTCCCCTGTGTGGAGTCACTACGGCAACGCTTCTAGCGTCCTTTTCCCAGCTTGGGAACGGGCGTTTGCGGCCGTGGTGAAGCACTACCTGCCCGTCGTCCACGATCAAGATCTGAAGGCCCGCATGGTGCAGTTCATGAACGAGGAGCTGGCCCACGCCACGGCTCACGCGGCGTTCAACAAGCGCCAAGGGCTGGAGGAGCTGGAGGCCAAAGAATTTAAGCTGGCGCGTCTGGTGATGCGCAGGCCCGGTATGCCTTACTGGCTCGGGACCATGGTGTCCATCGAGCACTTGGCGGCCTGCATGTCTCGCTCCGTGATCGGACGCTGGGGCGGACGCGAGGGTCGCGACTACAAACTATTTCTGTGGCACGCCAAAGAGGAGCTGGGCCACAAGGCCTTGGCCATCGATCTGTGGCGCTACCTTGGTCATTCTGACGCCGAGCTGCGCAAGATTGCGCGAAGCAATCAAGCCTACGTCATGGGCGGCATGATCAAGCACACCCTTATTCAGACCGCAAAAGACGGTCAACTCCGCAACTGGAAAACGTGGCGTGATCTGGCGTCGTGGTCGTTCTTTGTGACGACCAAGGTGCTGATTCCGATGTTGTCGATCTACCTGCCCGGATTCCATCCCAACAACAAAGACGACAGCAAATACATGGAGGTGCCCGCATGAGTACGACCGGCATCCACCCCGTTAATTCCAAGCAGCACATGCTCAAGCCCACGGATATTTTTGTGGTGGCGGCGCACGAGTACAAAGAAGGCATGGAGCAGCTCAAAGCGGCCGCGAAAAAAGCGCATGTGTCGCCTGAGCGGTTGTCTTACTCTGTGATGATCAAGGAGTACAGCGATCCTCGCCTGATCAGGATTCGTGAGGGCAATACGCTGTTTACGATTGCCGCGCTTCCGCACCGCGTTGGTTATGTCCGCAGCTACAACGGCGACACCGCTGAGAACTTTATTGAGAACATGATCGTGTTCAATCAGTGCGCTCGATCAATGGGTTTTGATGTCCTTGTTGCTCACACGTCGCCTGCGATTGTGAGGGCGCTCAAGCTTGCATTGCGCAAGCACAAGGTCAAGGGCGTCAAGTCCAATTTTGACTCCTCGCAGAACTTGTTTGCTATCACCACTGGTGAGCCAAGGGGAGAGTAATGGGATTTGTATCAGGCCTTGTTGAAGACGTTTTTGGCGGCATAGCCACCGTCGTCACTGGTGTTGTCAAGATTGCCTCTGGCGCTTTGAAAACCGTTGTTGATGGCATCGCTGGTGTCGCGAAGACCGTCGTCAACTCTGTTCAAAACATCATCAAAAACCCTATCCCAACGCTGCTGCAAATTGGCGGTGCGATGATAGGCATTCCGCCTTATGTGACGGCTGCCGCTATCACTGCGGTGCAAGGCGGCAAGCTTGAAGACATCGCAAAGTCTGCCGCAATTTCATACGCGTCATCGTCATTCATGTCGGACACGCAAATTGGTGCCGACATCAAGAACTACACCTCCAACGCTTTTGCTGGGGACTTCACTGATTCGATGATGACCAAGTTCAATCTGACGCCAGATCAGGCGGTGCAGATTGCAAGGGTCTCGACGGCAGCAATGAACAACGCGCTGGTCGGCGGCATCAACGCCGCTCTGACCGGCAAACCCGTGATGCAAGGCATCAGCTCTGGATTTACATCTGGGTTGGTGTATTCATCCACGGACAGCTTTTTTGACTCGATCAACAAAGACCCCAACTGGGGCTTCAGCCCGCAAGCCATCAACCTGATGAAGGGCGCAACCAGCACTGCGCTCAATACCTTCATTTCTGGCAAGGGCGACCCGGCTCAAGCCATCGGAAATTACATTGGCTACGCCGTGATCAACATGGGCGGCAGCACCCTCGCGCAGGCCGCGAAAGATGCGTACAAGCTCCTGACGACAGATACCGAGGCGGCTAAAGAGTCTCAAGATAAATACAACCTGCTGAAGGCCGACTTTGATAAAAAGCTTGAGTCCGGCAACAAACTCAGTACGGAGATCAACGACGAAGCCAAGGCCTTGCAAAAGGTTGTGGACGAGCAGTACAACCCGTTCAAGACCGAGCTAGACAGGCTGCTTGCGGAAAACAGCAAAGCTGTTGACGACTACAACGCCAACAAGAAAATCTACGACGACAACAAGTGGGCGTTTGAGAACTACGACACAAAAGTAAAACAGCTCGGCTATGACTCCACCACAGCCGAAGACGGCTCGACGTTGTACTACCGCGTTGTTGGCGGTAGGCGTGAGTTGACCTACGACGCAGAAAGCGGCGGGTACTACTGGCGCACTGTCCCCGACGGTTCGTTAGTCGATAGTGAAGGCTCCGCGTACACCACATGGGCCTATGACGCTCCGACTAAGGAGTCGTTTGCCAAGGCAGCTAACGATGCTGCTGCAATTTGCAACGCGGCCGGTGACAAGGCCGACTCTACGTCCTCGTCTATCAACAAGCTGACGGAAGACAACAAGGCCATGCTTGACGGACTGACCGCCAGCAAAACCTCGATTGACACCAAGCTTGCCGATCTTCAAAAGATCAAAGACGACATCGAAAAACCGAACGCTGATGGCACCAATTTGGCGGCCAAGCTGAAAGCTGCCGCAGACGAGTATCAGACCAAGTACGACGCGTGGGCGAAAACAAAAGAGGCCGCTGACCGCTCTGCCGAAAATTACGCCAAGGCGCTGTCTGAAGTTGGTACGCGCAACGCAACCATCGATGCGCTCAACAGTGGAGCCATCAAAGTCACGGGCAAAGACGCGAACGGCAATTGGACCTTGGACAACGGCATGACCCTGACGACTCAGGGCAAGTTCTTGCAAGATGGCCAACCCTTGTTTGCCAACGCTGCGGGCATTCCTCAGAACGTCATGGACTTCAAGGCCGCTGACGGGTCCAACGTCGATTTCAACGAGAACGCTGGCCGCACGCTGTCCGAGACGGACGTCGATAACATTTGCAGGCGCGATTACGGCTTCACTCCGACGGCCGATGAGGTCAAGCAGATCGCTGGCGGGGCGTACGCTGACAAGCCCACCGATGCAATGATCGCGCTGGCCAACAAGCGTGCCCGCGAAATCTACTTCTCGGTGGTTGGCAAAGAGCCGACCAGTGCGCAGATGGATCAAATCCGTGGCTCTGGAAACGTGCTCAATTCGGCCGCTGATGTTGCAATCAACGGCCTTGATTTGCCCCCGGGCTATGTGTCACCCGGCGCGTCGGTGGAGCAAAAGGTTTCGTTCGGCCAAGCCTACGCCGCTGCACGGGCGGCTTACGGCCCGGGCCGCACATTTGAGTGGAACGGCAAGCAGTACACGACCGAAAGTCGTGAGGAGCAAAAGGTCCGCCTCGACAAAGAGCTGGAGAACGCGCAGGCCCGCATCAACATGATGCCCGCCAGCGAAGTTGCTGGCGCTGGTCGAGGGTTCTTTGCTGGCCGCCCAGCGGGCGTGGAGGACATCTACGTCGGCAAGAAGGACGGCAACGTCTACGTTGACACGCGCACCTTCGATGCGATGGGCAACGTCACCGGCGGCGAACTGAAGCTCGCTGATGACAAGACGGCCACCAACGTCCGGGCCACTGGAATTCTTGGCCAGCTTGCCGCCACGGGCGCTCAGGGCATCGGTGAGCTGATGCAGAACTACGCCAGTGCTGTGGCTCTGGCCACCGGTTCTAGCTTGAACAACACGGTCTATAACCTCGGCAAGTCGATTGAGCAGTGGGGCAAGGCCCGTGACGGCGCTGACGTCGCGGCTCAGTCTCAAAGAATTGAAGACGCCGTTTCCAAAGCTGGCAAGACCTCCAACGTGTTTGATCAGGTGTCGATCATCGCCAAGGCGGTCAAAGACAACCCGCTCGGGTTTATCTCAAGCGTCGGCAAAGAAGTCGTGCAAGAGGCCCCGCCGTGGGCCATAGGCGCTGTTGCCGGGGCCGTGGCGCTGTCATTTGGTGCCGGTGGTGCGGCGGTAGCCACAACGGCCGCCGTGGTCTCTGCGGCCCTTGACGGGCTGGAGTCGTTTGGCGCGGGCGGCAAGGAGGCCTACGATGCCCTGAAGTCCGCCGGGGTGCCCGAAGACAAGGCGCGAGAGAAGGCCATCATCAACGGATCAATTCACGCAGCCGTAACTGCGCCTGCCGAATTTATCGCCGACAAAGCCTTGTTCAAAGCGTACCTCAGCAGCGTGTCTGGCGGGGTCAGGGAGTACGCTGCGAAGTACGGCTCGACGATTGCGACCAACTCTGTCAGCGAATTCCTTGAGGCTGTTCCTCAGAACGTCTCGACGCAGCTCGTCACGACCGGCAAGGTGGACCTGCCAGCAGCGACCGCCGGTGCTTTCTATGAGGGCATGATTGGCGGTGGCACGGTGACCGCCATGGCAGGCCCTGCGGCTATCCGAGATGCCGCCGTTGTGGCCAAGGACATCGCTGGAAACGACGTCACGCTCGGCGAGTTTATGAGCGGGGCGAAGCAGGTTGACCTCAAGACAATTGACTCTTCGGCCGTCATTGGCCAGACCGGTAATGGTGCGCAGATCACGATGGGCGCTGTCACCGCCGCTGGTGTTGACAACGGCTTGAGCCTCGGCGACCTCAAGGCGGTGCTTCCATCCTCGCTCACGAGCGACAGCACGGTGGTCGGTCGCGCAGCAGACGGCACTGCGGTCACCTTGGGCAACATCAACGCGATGGTCGCCAAGAACCCGACGATGTCCGTCTCGACGATTCTGGAGGACGTGTACACCCTCAACGCCAACGACTTCAAGGCCACGTTCACCCCCACGGTGCTCAACGGCACCTCGGCTTACCAAAGCCTCACGGATCTTGAGACTCGGGCCAAGAATGCTGGGTTCCCAAGCTACGCCATGTACACCCAGTACAACGGCGATTCTTCGGCCTACAACAACGCCATAAATTTGCAGCTTGCCACGTCGGCGGGCTTTCCTGATTACGCTTCGTACACCAAGTACAACGGCGACCTTAACGCGTACAAGGCGGACAAGCCAGCGGTCACAACTGGAAGCACGGCGGTTGATCGCGGGATTGATGCCGCTGTTGGGGCTGTAACGGGCGGTGGCGCAACCGCAGGTGGCGGGACGACGGCCACTGGCGGCACCACGGCGGGCGGCACAACCACCACGACAACCGGGGGAGTGAATACCACCGGTGGAACGACCGCCACCGGCGGAACGACCGCTACTGGAACCGGCACCAATTTGACCGGAACCACAACCACCACTGGCGGCACGGCAGGCACCACTACGACGACCGGCGGCGGGACGTCACAGACGGGAACCACAACCGGTGGAGGAACGTCTACAACCACCGGCGGCGGAACAACATCCACAACCGATACCGGAACCACTACCGGAGGGGGTGTTACTACGACTACCGGCGGCGGCACTACGACCACCACCGGGGGCGCTACGACCGGCACAGGCACCACAACGGGCACCGGAACGACGACCACTACTGGTGGCGGCGTCACCATGGACGCGGTCACGCAGGCAATTCAAAGCGCAATAGCTGGCATTAAGCTGCCCGCTGGTGTGAGCATGGACGCGGTGGTCACTGCAATCAAGAACTACGCAGCAGCGAACCCGCAGCTCACGACGACCGATGTGGCCACGGCAATCGCCGACTACATGAAGTCAAACCCGCCGGTCAGCATGGCAGACGTCAGCGCTGCTATGTCCACCGCCACTAAGGGGCTGGCCACGAAAGCCGACATCGCGACTGCGATTGCTGGAATTCAATTCCCCGCTGGCATCACCAAAGAGGACGTGACGGCTGCCATCGAGTCGTACATGTCCAAGAATGCCGGGTTGAGCGCCAAGGACGTGACGGATGCCGTCGCGACCTACATGCAGAACAACCCCGGCATCACGGCCGCGAACGTGACCTCTGCGGTAAACGAGGCCACCAAGAATTTGGTGACGTCGGACGCGCTGACCAAAGCTTTGACGGGCGTCACTGATGACGTGAAGACCAAGTTCGACACGTTGACCGAAGGGCAGAAGACCATCGTCGCGCAGCAAGTGCAGCAAGGTAAAGACCTGAGCAAAGCGATTGGCGATGTTGCGTCTAACTTGCAGACCAAGATCGACACCTTGTCCGGCGATGTCAAAACCAAGTTTGACACTTTGACCCAAGGTCAAAAGGACATCGTTGCACAGCAGACGCAGCAGGGCAAAGATCTAACGCAAGCGATCAACGACGTTTCGAAGACAACGACTGAGCAAATCTCGCAAGCCAAGAAGGACTTCACGACTCAGTTCAGCACACTGTCTGAAGACGTCAAGGGCAAGTTTGACACCTTGTCCGACTCGCAGAAGACCATCATTGAAAACCAAGTGCAGCAGGGCAAGGACCTGACGCAGGCGATCAACGATGCAAGCAAACTCAGCACGGAACAGATCACCAACGTCAGGACCGAGCTGAAGGCCAACATCGAGGACACCCAGAAGATCTTCAACACTCGCGTTGACGAGTTGATGAAGCAGGGTCAGGACTTTCAGACCGCAACAAGCACGGCGCTTAAAGAGCTGGGTGGCGGCGTTGATGCCCTGAAGAAGGAGCAAGAGGCTGCCGCCACCGCTGCTCGCGCCAAAGAGGCTCAGTCCAAGACCGCGTCTAACCTTGCGCAGGCCGTGTCACTTGCGGCTCTTCCTGCGGCCGCTGCTGCCGGTACAGATGAGGCTACGCCGTTCAAGAAAATCGGTCTGCAAACCACCGGCCAAGCCAAATTTGAAGGCCCTCTTGAGCAGTATCTCAAGATGGTGAAAGGAACCAACTATGCACAAAAGCCAGCGGAAGCGCAGCAGCAGCAAACCCAACAACAAGTTCAGCAGGGGGCCAACGTGCAGCAAGATTTACTGACCCCGCAGCCCGACCAAGCGCAGGCCGGTTCGGATTATTTCAACTACGGCCAGCAAACCGACATCGACAAGATGCTGGCGGCCACGCAATCTCCTGAGATGGGGATTCTGCAATCCAAGGCTGGAGGGCTTGCGACGCCCCTGATGGCTGCTGGCGGCACCACCCGGTACGGCCGCTACGCTCAGGGCGGACTGAACATCGTCCACCACTCTGGGAAGCCTCGCGTGGACTTCCGCCGGGGTGATGCTGTTACCGGCCCCGGAGATGGCCAATCTGACGATATTCCGGCCATGCTGGCCGATGGTGAATTCGTGTTCCCGGCGGACGTTGTGGCAGCTCTTGGAAATGGCTCTACAAAGGCCGGAAGCGATAAACTCTACGACATGATGCACTCCATTCGGGCGTATCACCGGTCGGCCGCGCCAGAGGATTTACCGCCACCCGCGAAAAAGTCCCCGCTGGATTACCTGAAGAAACCCCGAAAGGCTAGGAGATAAACATGGCACTCACTCAAGGATCTCCGCTGCCGGATATTACGCAAACCACGACGCGTACTGATCAGGCACCGGACTATTACACCAACTACCTGTCCGGCCTATCGCAGGCCGGTCAGACGGCCATGGCACGCTCCCCGACCCAGTCTGTGGCCGGGTACGACCCGTTGCAGGTCATGGGCTACAGCAACCTGCCTGCGGCGACCGAGTCCTACAAGCCCGAGCTGCAAGCGGCTCAGACGACCGCCGCGCAGGCTGCCGCTGGCATCACGCCGGAGCGCATTCAAGCCCTCATGAACCCGTACACCAGCAACGTGGTGGACGAGATGGCCCGGCTGTCGCAGCAGAACGTGCAGCGCAACCTGCTGCCGACCATGAAGGCCGGGTTTGTAGGCACGGGTGGGCTGGGCAGTCAGCGTTACGCCGGTGCCCTTGGCCAGTCCATGGCGGACATCCAAGCCGGTCTGACGGGTCAGCAGTACGGTGCGCTCTCCAAAGGCTACAGCGAGGCCCTGAAGGGCGCTTTGGACGAGGCGCAGCTCCAGAACCAAGCGGCGCAGACGCAGGGCAAGCTTGCACAGCAGGAGCTGGACATGGGGTTAACCGGTGCCGGTGCTTTGACCAAGGCCGGTGCGGAGCGTCAGGCATACCAACAAAGTCTGCTCGACGCTCCCTTGAAGACCGCCACCACCGCGTCGGGACTCATGCGGGGCTTTACGGTGCCTCAGTCGCAGGTCGAGAAGTTCGTGGGGCCGAAGGCCGGTTCCTACGGCACGTCGGACCTGTCGAACATCCTCGGCGTGCTGTCGGTGCTTGGCAGCGCTGCTGGCGGCAAGGGCATGGAGAAGGTCGCCAGCCTTGGCGGCGGTTTGGTCGATTACCTCAAAGGGCTGGCCAGCGGCAACACGGGCATTCTTGGCGGTTTCAACGTAGACCCGAGCGAGTTTGTGGGTCAAAACGCTGGTGGCACTCCCGTGTATTGGGACACCACGACGGGCAAGTACTACGACACAAGCGGCAAAGAAGTGCCGATAGTGGGGGATTGACATGGCAGCAGCAGCCGCAGCTCCAAGCGCAAGCTTTCTACCCGGAGAGGACCCCGACATTGTCGAGGCCAACCGGCGCTATCAGGAGGCCCTTGCGACTCTCACCCAGTCGCTGGACGTCCGCAAGAATCGAATGTTCGACCCGGTCATGCTTGCCATGGCCGAGGGCTTTTTGTCGCCTACGCAAACCGGTTCGTTTGGCGAATCGCTTGGCAAGGTAGCTGGCAAGGTCGGTCCGGCCGAAGCTGCTTCCATGAAGGAGCAGCAGGACATCGCCCAGCAGAAGCTGGCGGTTGCCGGGCAGGGGCTGGAATTGCAGCGCCTGAAGGCCCGCGACGCTGAACTGGCTCGGTTCCTCGGCGAGGGTCCTTCCAAGCCCGCCGCAGGACCCGCAGCAGGGCCTCTGGCAGGCCCGCAGGCAGGCGCAATTGCCGGTCCGCAAGCTGGCCCCCTGTCTACCGCTCCGGCGGCTCCTACGGCCCCTGCGGCCCCCGCTGGACCCCTGACTGCCGCTGCCGGTGAGCAGGTAGCCCCGCCAATCACGCCCCCGACCGGCACGGTCTCCGACCTGCCGCCGGGCGGTCCTCGCGGCCCTGAGAGGCCCATGGCCGCCGCTGTGCCCCCTGCCGCGCCCGCTGCCGGTCCTTTGACCACGCAAGCCCGCATGATCGCGCCGCAGGCAACCACTGGTGCTGCGCCGAGGGTTAGCGATAAACCTGTTGGGTTTGAGAACGTCGAGGGCATTCAAGTTGCTCCGGCCAATCCGAACTTCATGACGGCCCGCGATTACATCCGCCTGAACCGGTTCGACAAGAACAAGTCCCCGGGCGATCTGATCAAAGAGGCCCAAGAGATCGAGCAGAAGCGCTACCGCGACAAAGAGGGTGGCGTGTTGGATCTGGCCACCGGTCGGTACTACCAGTACCCCACCGGCAAGACCGAAGAGATTCAGCTCTACGGCTACCCCGGCACCTACAAGGTCGATGCTCGCACGGCTGCCCAGCTCAGTCTCTACGCCGCCAACAACGATCCGAAGTACCACGACCTTGCCGAGCGAGTCGTTAAAGGGCCGGAGCGCCGTAAGCCGGAAGGTGAAGGCAAGCCCGGTGAAGGCGGTAAGCCCGGAGAGCCGCCTCGCCTCAGATCTCAAGGCGAGCTGGATCTCGACAAGCAGCGGAAGGAAGCGCTTCAGAAAGCTGAAGTCGAAATGGAGGTTGCTGCTCGCAAAGATTTCGATCAAAGACGTAGGGACGCTGATGACACCATCACGACCGCGAATTTGTTCCGTCGATTTGCGGCAGATCCGAACGCGGCCAAGATGGTCGGCATTCTCAACAACGACAAAATCTCGTCAGGCATCGCAACGCTGGTGCGTGACGGCATCGGCGTTCCCGGCTTTTCGATTGGAACCAAGTCTATCGAGGACGTAATGCGCAACGCTGGCCTCAGCGCCGCAGATCAAGCCAAGTACCGCACGTTCTTGATGTACGCCACCACGCTGCAATTGCAGCAGTCCAAGTACATGAAGGGCGCGGTGTCAGACTACGAGCAGCGCTTGATGGCCAACGCCGTGATCAACGCGCAGGATACGCCTGAGACGATCCGCATGAAGGCGGACCTGCTGACGCGTCGTGCGCAGTTCGACCGCCGTGTGGCGAAGGCATTCAAAGACTCGAAGATGACTGCCGACGAGTTCTTGGATTCCGACACCTACGAGAAGATGCGCGACAAGTACAACGAGGACCTTGCCGATCTGGCGTCGGGCTCGAAGATCCTTGCTGCGCCGCCTAAGCCAGATGCTGCTGCTGGCGCGGGCCAGCCAAGTCCCGGGTTCATTCGCGATCCGAAGACCGGCGTGATCCGCAAGAAGCAACCGGGGGAGTGACATGGCCAACAAGAACATCGAGCGATTCATCGAGACCTACGGCCCTGTAGCTCAACAGGTCAGCAAAGAGATCAACGTCGATCCCAACATCCTGCTAAGTCAGTGGGGCCTTGAGAGCCGCTGGGGCCAGACGGAGATGGCCAAGAAGCACCACAACCTTGGCGGCATCAAAGACTTCAGTGGCCAAGGCTTTGAGGCCAAGGACAACAAGACCGGCTCGGTGGACAAGTACGTCAAGTTTGAGGACCCCGAGGTCTTCGGCATGTACTACGCCGATCAGATCAAGCGCAACTTTCCCGGCGCAATGAACACCGGCCCTGACGCTGGCGCGTTCACTCGCGGCCTCGCCTCGGGCAAACGTGGTTCCTACTTCGAGGTGCCGCAGGAGCGATACCTTGAGAGCTTGACCGGCGCACAGGCCGCGATCCCGCAGAGCAAGATGCTGCCGTTTGAGCCGACCGAGGTGAAACCTCCGGCGGCCGCCACAGGGGACGGCGACATGGTCACGGTGGATGCGCCTCCATCTGCGCCTCCCAAGCCCGACACGTCGGGGGCCTCGCCGGGCGAGCGCTTCCTTGGTGGTGCTCTTGGCACCGGTGCTGGCGTTGCATCGACTGGTGCGCAGGCGTTCTCGTCGGCCAGAACCAGCGCAGCAGCAACCCGAGCGGCTGCTGAGGAGCGTGCCCGTATAGCGGCCCAGCGTGCGGCCGGTATGGCTCCCTCTAGTGTCCCCGGCACTCCGGGCGTTCCGGCGACTCCGCAGAGCGTCGTGCGTTTGCCCGGCGGCGCTCCCGCCGGTGCGCCCGGCGGCTTCCCCGGCACTCCAGTTGGCCCTGCTGATGGTGGCTACATGGCTCGCGGCCAAACGGGCGCTCAGGTGTACAACACGGCCAAGTCCTTGGGGCTGACGGACATCGAGGCCGCTCGCGCTTTGGACGCTACCAAGCAAGAGGGTGGGGCTCACGATTTGCTCAAAAAACGCCGCGAGGCAACACTAGACATCAGGCAGCGCTTCCCGACTGAAACCTTCATTGAAAATCCGCGCTATGGCGGCCTTTTGACCATGGACCAAGGGGTAGGTAGCGGCCCCCGGCAATCGTTTGCATTCAAGCCCCCGGAGGCCCCCTCCCCGGACCTTCCCAAAGGCCAGCCGGGTGGTCTGCAACAGTTACCCAAGCGCGTACCGGTTCCCACCACCCCTGTGGGTCCGACCGGCTTGCAGCAGGTGACGTCGCTGTTCACCGACATGATGCGGCCGGTGGCCAGCGGCCTGAAGACTGTGGGCCGGTATGCCCTGCCGCCCTTGGCGGGCCTGTCGGCTGGCTTGGACGTGGCCGAGATGGCTCACGAGTACGACAAGCCTGCGGACCAGCGCGACTACACAAAGATGGGCCTCAAGGGCATGGGCGTGGTTGGGGGTGCTTTGAGCATGTTCCCGCCCACGATGCCTTTGGGTCTTGGCCTCAGCCTCGCGGCACCGGCGCTTGAGTACGCCCGCGAGAAGGGGGTCTTTGGAGAAAAACCGGAGCAGGCGCAGCCCGCCCCGTGATGAATTCGAGCGCTCTCCCGCTCGGATTGCCGTGACTTACCAGTTGCCCACGGCATCTTTTCCCCCTCCTTCGCGGGAGGGGGCCTTTTTCTAGGGCCGCTGTGTTGCGAGCCCTTTGGCCACCTCGGGGTTCATGTGCCCGACGATGGTCACGCACCGCTGATGCTCGTCGCGTCGAATCATCGGTGTCAGAACAGCCTCAAGCTTTTCAGCGAACTGCACGATGTCCACCTCGTCGGCGATCAGCGCATCGCGGCGCTTCTCGTCGCAGTAAAAAAACACTTGCTTAATCAGCTCTTCATTCAGATGCGATTTCATTTCGAGATTTCCAGAGTTCCCAGTTGACGATTGTTTGACGCGCCATGCCGATCTGGGCGTGTCCGGTGTAGGGGTTGAACTTGCTGTCCAAGAATTCTTCGATGATCGATTCCTTGGCCAAGAACAACTCGTGACGTTCTGCCTGCTCTTTGGTTTCGAAGAGCGTGCCGTCTGAGGTTTTGAATGCGACTATGTTTTCCATCATGAGTGTTGGTTTTTAAGTTGCCAGAATTTTAGAAGCGCGGAAAACATCTGCCAGCCTCGGGTCAGATCTTCAGCGGACCATTCAACGACCTTCACAAGCCCCGGCACCGAGCGCGAGACAAACACGTTTGCGCAGCGCGCTCCGGGCATACCCAGACCGACCCGGTAGGCCGCGAGTTGCATGAGGTGCTCGTCGTACGCATCGACCTTGCTGTGGTCGTTGAATTCTTTGGTCTTGACGTCCACCACAATGTTGGTTGCATGCAGGTCGCACTTGCCGCCAAAGCCAAGCTCATGGCCAAAGGACCGCTCGGCGATCCACGCCTGCTCTCCGAAGTGCTCGCGGATGACGTTCACGCAGCCTTGGACATGCTGCTGGTGCCGGTTGATCACCGCGCCCTCGTAGAAGCCTTGGATCGATGCGTGGATGTCCGTGCCAGCGTCTGCTGCTGCTCGGCCTTGCTCCTTGCTGTCGTCCATGATGCGGGCGATGTATTCGTCCTCCGGCTCGTCAGGCTTGCGGGGTAGCGTCAGGGCGGCCAGCAGGACCTGCTTCTGAACCCACTGGATGAGCGCAGGCTTGGCGGCCACGTTCAGGATGGTGGTGACGCTCGGCACAAGGTTCTCGGCTCGGGCGTCGCGCAGCGTGGTTGCACGCTCCTTGCCGTTCTTGCCGATCACCGTGTAGCGAGGTATTCCGTCGCGTGTGTACCAGTGATTGCTCTCGCTGGCGCGTGGTTCTTTTGCTGTGATGCTCATTCGTGCTACCTTTCTTTTATTGCTTGATGAATTGCTGCGTATTTTTCTTCCGTTGTGTGGCCGTCCCATTGCTTCGTATAAGGAGGCAGGTGGCCGAACATCCACTCATCGTCGGTGTGGTAGTGCCACGATGCTTGGCCCCAAGGAAAATCAATGTAGACGCACCCGTGCCACGCTTCGTCCCATCCCTCAATCGCAGTTTTAGCTTTGCCTGACGGGAACAGGGCGGACAATAGCGCCACCAACTGATTGCGCTCTTTGTATGCGGCATCGGTTGCAGATCGCTGCGCTGCGGCACCAGCCTCTCGCTCCTCTTCAAGTCGGCCCTTGAAGGCGTGCGCAATCCAGTCGATGAAGACCTTTGCGGACTCGGCAGCGTCACCCTCAAAAACCATCTCGGGGCCGTTGAAGTCCATGCGCCCAACCTGCGTGCCAAGGCCGCCGGTATCGCGGTTATTGTGGAAGGTGATGTTGTAGTTGGGCTTGGGTTTGGCAAAGCTCAGGGGCTTGTCTGCGGGCACCGTCAACTTGGCCTCGTGCCATCCAGCCATCTTTGGCAGCTCTTCAAAATCTTCCATCACTCAACCCTTTCATACGTTGCTTCAAAAATGTCTGGCTTGCACGGGTAGTGTTCGCCCTTCACGCCAGTGATGATCCAGTCGCCGGGGCAGACGATGTGCCCGCCTTCCAGCGTATCGATCCAGCCGTGTTCGTGCATGATCTGACCGCAGTGTTTGCACGGAGTATTCCCATCGACTCCGGGGTGTCGGTAGTATCGAACGATGTCGCCCTCCCATCCGTTCGCTTTTCGCTCCTCGGGCAAGAAGTGCCTGATTTCTCCTTTTTCAAAACCTGTGTGGGTGCGGCTGTAATCCAGCGGGTGGTCGCCATTCTTAAGCCATTGCGTGGCCTCGATGACCACTGGTTTCTTGCGGAACTTCATAAAATTCTCAACACTTCGACGTGCTGCTTTTCACGGTTGATGGTGGTGGTCACTGAGCCGGACCCCCAGAGGCGGTGAGACGTCGAAGTCGCGGACGACTGGACATCGATGGCATCGTAGGTGCCGAAAGGGATGTTGATCACGTCGCCCACCTTGGCGCTGCTCAAAAACTTCCTGACATAAGCTGACCGCTCGCCGTGGGGGTATTTGCGGCCGCCAGAGCGTTTTATGGGCTCTTTGACCTCAAGGGTGCCGTGCTTGACTCCAAGCGCGTCTATGGCCGCGTAGGGCACCTTCAAGCCCTCCAAGATGTTGATGGCCCGACGGAATGCTTGGTCGTGTATTTGTGATTTGGCTTCCAGTTGCGCTGTCATGATTACCTCACGTTGTGAATTGCTGCTTCGCTCATGTCGATGAAGGCGTTCGTCCGCAGCGCTCTCCCGCCGTTGGTCGTTGCCTTCGTTGACGTCGTGCTCAGGCGCACCTCGACGGTCAGCTTCCCGTCCGGGTCCGAGATCCGCTGCATAAGCAGGACCTTCGGTTTGACGAGGTACAAGAAGCCGACACAGGGGACGCCCATGGATGTCGCGATGTTGATCGCGTTGTGAACCTTCGACCATGTCACCAACCATTCGTTTTTGTAGTTGGTCTGAAACTGATCCAGACTCACCACGTCGTACCGGCACTTCGTCTCCACCACCGCCAAAATTTCCGAAGAAGTCTTGTTGGTGATGATCGCGTCGATCACCGCTGGTGAGTCTTTGGGGGTCTGGATGTACCTCAGCGAGAACTTCTTCTCCACCCACCGGGCGGCGTGCTGCTCGTCGCTGAGGGACACCTGACCCTTTTCGGTCAGGATGTCCACGGTCAGAAGGGGATGTCATCGTCCATGTCGTCAAAGCCGGAGCCCTGACGCGCCTGACGCTCTGCGCCCGATTGCTGCTCACCACGGGCGTACTCCTCGCCCTCGCGGGCCTGCCACTCCGGTGAGGCCTTGATCTTGTCCCGCAGCCCGTTGCTGAAGGTCTCGAACAGCTCCATGTCGGGGTTGCTGATGGCAAACATCGCCGTGGCGTTGTGGCCCTCTGGCAGCCCGGCCTTCTTGATGGCCACGGGCACCGGGTTCACCGACATGATGTTGGTGTACTCCTTGCCGTTGTTGCCAACCGACTTGGCCACGCTGATCATGGCCCACGCGCCGAGGATGTTCTTCAGCTCGAAGCCTCGCAGTTCCTCTGGCGTGAAGTCGCGGCCGCGCCAAGCCTGAAGGTCCTTGCGCAGGGTGGCCTTCTCAGCAAGGCTGAGGGTGTAGTTCTTCGAGATGCTCATCGGCTCACCCTTGTTGGTGAGCAGCGCCTTGCCTCGGTCGTCTTCGCCGTGGACCTCGAACTGGATCATGACCTTCTGAAGGTACTTGATCTGCCCTTGGTACTCCGACTTCTGGGTGCCCAGATCGACGATGCGGTAGCACCGTGCGAGGTGCATGCCCGGGGGCACGGGGGTGAAGCTGCCTTCGCCGCTGTCTTTCGCTATCAAACTCATTCTTCGCTCCTAATGATTGAAACACTCTCCATGGTTACAAATTGACGTCTGGGCACCCCGCACTCGTAGCGGATGATGTTCCAGTCGTCTGCGGTAGCAGTGCCCGCTTCGGCCCGCTCAAGGGCCTCTTCGAGCTGCTGCATTCGTTCCAGCATGAGCTGCTGGTATTCGGCGCTGTCGTTCACAAGAACCTCAGCATCCAAAGCTTGATTCGCCAAACGATTCGGCCCACAAGACTGGGCTCGACGATGGGGCGCTGAAGCAGCGCAGCCTGCAATAGCTCCATGTCGCGGCTGTACGGTATGACCTGCTTGCGCTGGTACAGGTAGCCGATCTTGATGCCGGTGCTGGTGGTGTATGGCACGGGTCTGTGCTGCATTTCGCTCTCCTTCGCTGTTGGTTTGGCCGAGTGTAGTCGGTTTAAGTCCAGCATACAACCCCCTTGCATGAAAAAAAATCCGGTGTATGATCGGCTTAAACCAACCACAGGAGCAGACCGACATGACATTGACCGAGTACTTTGAAACCAAGCCACGAGGAGCCAAGCTCGCGATGGCCCAGAAACTGGGCATCAGCAAGACGTGGATGAGCCTCATCGTGAGCGGCAGGCAGATGCCGAGCCCTGAGCTTTGCACTGCCATCGAGCGCTACACAAAGGGTCAGGTGAAGCGCAAAACACTGAGGCCCGACATCTTTGGAGAGCTGCGGTGATTTGGTACAAGTTCCACCTTGGTGACTACATCACCCACACGCTGCACCTCTCCGACGCTGAGGATCTGGCCTATCGCCGCCTGCTCGACATGTACTACATGACTGAGAAGCCAATCCCACTCGATACCGAGTCGGTTGCCCGCAAAATCAGGCTCGATTTGGACATAACCGAATCGGTTCTCGGGGAGTTTTTTGAACATACCGAAAACGGGTATCGCAACTATCGTTGTGATGCTGAAATCGCGAAATATCAGCATCAAGTCGAAAACAATCGACAGCTCGGAAAGCGAGGCGGGAGGCCGAAGAAAACCGAATCGAAAACCGAAACGGAACCGAACACAAACCCTAACAGAAATAGAAATAGAAATATAAATACCATATCGTCGGTTGCACCGACGTCGTCGCGATTCAGCGAATTTTGGTCAGCATGGCCAGCGTCCAAGCGCAAGGTGGCCAAGGCGTCATGCGAGGCCAAGTGGCTCAAGCTCAAGCTCGACGCTGTGGCTGATCGCATCATTGCCAACGTCAACAGCCTGAAGTCCTCCGAGCAGTGGACCACGGGCTACGAGCCTGCGCCCCTGACGTACATCAACCAGCGCCGCTGGGAAGACGGAGACGCCCAGCCGGTGGCCAGTAGGAGGGTGATATGACCGAAGATGATCTGGCCAAGACCTACGAGCTGGCCTACCGCAACGCGGTCCACTACGGCACAGGATTCGTCAGGATTGCCTTCGTGAAGGGCGAGTTCGAGCTGTCGGTGGTGCCGCCGGAGGATTACCACTTCGTCACCAAGGACCTGCCCAAGGTTGATCCCATGCCGCTGTTCGATGACTGGAGCGAGAAATGACTCCGCTGATCCAAGAGTTCGTTGCCGCAAACCCGGAAGACGCCATCAACCATCATTGGTTCGACATGACGGCCGCGTATAGGCACGAGCAGGCCATCAGCGGCGAGGTTTTGTCCCGGCCCTTGCCATACCCCAAGACCGCGCTGGTGTGCGCCTATGAGGGCAAGAAGGCCCTGATCTTCGTGAGCCGTTCTGGCGAACTCACCGGCGTGGCCGGGGTGCAATTCGACGGCAAGCGCTACTACGACATTGCCGGGTTTATGTACCTCGTGGACGATGAGGGGATCAAGGTCAGGCACCGTGATGGAAGTTCATTCGACTACCGCACCAGCCACGCCACCGGGGTGTTGGCATTCATTGCCGCTTTCCTTGAGTCGCTGGAGACCAGCCCTGCCACCGGCCACTTGCCGGTGAAGCGGGCCAACCATGAGAAGAAGATCCGGCAGGGCAAGGTGCCGACTTACGACTGGGTGACGGTGGTGATTGAGCCAACGAAGCCCAAGGGTGAGGCGCAAGGTGGAACGCACGCAAGCCCGAGGTGGCACGAGCGCCGTGGCCATTGGCGCACCATCAGGAAGTCCGGCAAGCGGGTCTGGGTCAAGAACTGTGAGGTCGGCGACAAGTCCCTCGGCGCGGTGTTCCACGATTACGAGGTGCGGCCATGACGCCGGTCGAGAACTTGCTGCAACGGCTTGAGAAGGTCAAGGGCCGCAACGGCTCATGGACCGCTCGCTGCCCTGCCCACAACGACAAAGGGCCGTCGCTGGCCGTCCGTGAGACTGACGATGGCCGAGTGCTGGTTCACTGCTTCGCGGGCTGCGAAACGGCCAGTGTGCTGGGATCTGTCGGGCTTGATATGACCGACCTATTCCCGCCGGATGAGAAGCGCAAAGACTACCCCACCACGGGAAAGCCCAGCCTGAAGCCCGCGTTCTATGCCAGCGACCTGATGCGCATCATCGCCTTCGAGGCGCTGGTGGTTCAGATTGTGGCTTTCGACATCGCCAACGGCAAGCCCCTGAGCAAGGAGACGCAAGACCGTATGCTGGTGGCCTATCAACGAATCGACGAAGCAACGAGGTACGCAAATGTCTAAGGTGAGCATGATCGAAGAACGAGCCAGAGCGCTCGATGAGGCCCGCAAGGTGCGGCTGGTGAAGTCCGATGAGATCGACACCGAGAAGTACCTCAAGGCCCATGACGTGACGCACAAGGTCCACGAGGCCCGCGTATGGCTCGACGAGTTGCAGCAGGAGCTGGTGCAGCCGCCCGAGCACGTCAAGTCGGTAACCCTGCCATGGCCAAAGACTCACATTGGGTTTCAGTTCCGCCCGGGCGAGGTGACGCTGTACGCTGGCTCGAACGGCGGCGGCAAGTCGCTGATCACTGGGCAGGTGGCCCTGAGCCTGATCAAGCAAAAGCAGCGCGTGTGCATCGCGTCGTTCGAGATGAAGCCCAAGCGCACGCTGTACCGCATGCTCAGGCAGTTTGCTGGCGAGAACATCGAGCACCCGCGTTACATGGACAAGGCGGTCTACATCGGCCGTCTGCTGGAGCGCTTCACGAGCTTCTCAAGCAGCGGTCTGTGGCTGTACGACCAGCAGGGCACCACGTCCTCGCAGCAGGTCATCGCGATGGCACGCTACTGTGCGATGGAGTTGGGCGTTCAGCATGTGTTCATCGACTCGTTGATGAAGTGCGTGGCCGGTGAGGATGACTACAACGCGCAAAAGTATTTCGTTGATGAGCTGACGGCGGTGGCGCGTGATCACCAGATTCACATTCACCTGATCCACCACATTCGCAAGCTGGCCAGTGAAGAGTTGCAGCCAAACAAGAACGACATCAAGGGCACGGGCGCAATCGCTGATCAGGTGGACAACGTGCTGCTGATGTGGCGCAACAAAAAGAAGGAGCACGAGATTCAGAATGGGTCGATACCTGACTCGTCCAAGCCGGACGCCATGCTGATGTGCGAGAAGCAGCGCAACGGCGAGGCCGAGGACTGGTACAGCTTGTGGTACGACAAGGACAGCCAGCAGTTCGTGGAGTCGAGCGGGGCTGTGGTCATGTCATTCGACGACAAGGGGGCGTTTTGATTGCAACAGAAGGTGAAGGACCAGATGAGCATCGGCATCGCTGTCTCGTTCGAGACGTCATCAAACGAAGGCTACAAGATCGTGATGCTGCGCACCGATTCCTCTACGGTTACCGTGACGACACTGGCCGTTATCACAAAGGCTGGAATGAGCTACATCCCGGCTCAAGACTTGAAAAGGATGTGCGAGATCAATGGGCCAAGGGCAACCGAGGCGAACACAACGACTGGAGAGAATGATGAGCAAAGTTGAGTTGAGCGATTTTCAAAAACGGTTTTTGCTGGGGCAGGGTGCGGGGCAGCAGCTCTTCACCGAAAAAGAATTCGGCGAGGCGCTGGCGCAGGCCAAGGCCGAGATCATGGCCATCGCCATAGAGGCCAGCAAGCAGGCTGTGATGATTGAACGCCAAGCCTGCGCAGATCTGGTGCTGGAGGGAACCGGCGAGGCCGTTCAGTCGCAGTTCTTGGAGGCCATCAGAGCAGAGCGCCAGCGGCTGCATGAGGCCATTTTGAATCGCATCCCGAGCCAGCGGCAATGAACCTCGAAGAGTTGCAGGCGGAGCTTCAGGAGTTGATCCGCAAGAACGGCAGCGGCATTCAGTTGACGTTGCCATGGCCGCCGAGCGTAAACCGTTACTGGCGCACGTTCCAAGGCCGAATGATCATCAGCGCTGAGGGCCGCTCGTACCGCAAGGCGGTGGCCGATCAAGTGTTGATTCAGCGTGGTGCCAAGCACTACGAGGGGAAGCTGCGCGTCGTCATCGAGGCGTGGCGACCCGACAGGCGCAAGCGTGATCTGGACAACCTGCTCAAGGCTGTGCTGGATTCGCTGACGCACGCGGGCGTGTGGGCCGACGATGGACTCATCGTTGACCTGCGCATCTATTGGGCCGAGGACATCGGTGGGATGTTGAAAGTGAAAGTGAGCGAAGCATGAACGAAAGCGAAGCGTTGAAATGGACGTGGTTCAGTACCACAAAGGGCACGGTTGGCATCGCCAAGGTCAAGACCTTTGATGGCCAGATCGAATACCGCATCAGCCCGGTTGACGGGTTCATGGAGAAGATGGACGTGCAGCAGATCGTGGCGTGGGGTGCGTGGTTCCCGCAGGCCGCAGGCGAAGCGTTGCTCGGGGGTGAGTCATGAGGCAAGAGCCGCAGTTGATTGACCTATTTGCCATGTTCATTGTGCAGGGCTTGCTGACGGCCGAGGAGGTGGGCGAGTACAGCAATGAGCATGTGGCCGAGATTGCATACCGCGTGGCCAGCGCCATGATGGTGGAGCGCAAAAACTGGATTGGAGGCGACGATGAGTGACACCGACGTGAAGGACCCCGAACGGGCCATCGAATACATTTTCAAGCACGGCAAGCGCTACGCGAAGGCCAAGGCGGACCGGATCTACATGGAGGAGTACCGCAAGAGCTTGAAGGCCATGATCATGAAGCGCAGCCTTGAGACGGCCGTCAACGCGCAGGAGCGTGAGGCGTACAGCGACCCTGAGTACGTTCAGCTCTTGCAGGCCCTGCGCGAGGCCGTAGAGGTCGAGGAGGAGATCCGTTGGGGGCTGGTGGCTGCGCAGGCTCGCATCGAGGTCTGGCGGTCTATTGAGGCCACCAACAGGGCGGAAGGGAAGGCCACGATATGAGCGGCCGGTGCGACCGTTGCTGTTTGCTGCGCAATCAGTGCCGCTGCGTTACGTCGTACAGACCGATGCGTTGTTTTCGTTGCGACGGCGGGTTTGAGGTCGGGCAGCAGTACAAATCCGACGCGCCAAACATCGTCTATCACGCTTGGTGCTACATCGCTGAGATCAAAGAAAATCAGAGGGGCGCATGATTAAAACGTGGCAACAGCGGTGCGAGGAGCATCCAGATCATAACGGCATCGTGACCGATGGAATGATCCAAGCGCGGATGCAGGAGGAGATAGACGAGTTACGCGCTAAACGACAGTGGCGAGGTCTGGCAGACGGTGAGGTCAAGCCCATGATTCAACGCGCTATGCAACATTTTGGTTTTGACTCGACGCAGTACAGCCTTGGTGGTGCAGCGACGATTGGGTTTTACGGTCTGGTGAAAGACGTCGAGGCTAAGTTGAAGGAGAAAAACGGATGAAGGACCCGGAAGACGAAGCGTGGGATGAGTTGGAGGCGACGATCAAAATGCGTGAGGCGGTATCTGGCTGGCGCAAGCGGCAAGTGATGCGCGTCAAAAGCTTTGACGAGGCCTTCGGGGACTACCTCAACAACCCAAGCGGTCCGCGCACTGCCAGCGATGAGGAGATGCGTCGGCACTTCAGCGCTGGGTGGGAGGCCGCTATCCGCAACGAGTGGGCAAGGGAGCGCAATGACTGAGCCAACGAAGACGTGTCAGGTCTGCCGCACGCGGCCCGCGATCAAGAAGGTCAAGCGGGCCGACGGCATCCCGCAGTGGAAGTGCCAGATCTGCATCGACCTGAAGAACCGATCCGGTTTCACGAAGGCCAAGCAATGACCACGCTGGCCGAGAAAAAGCACATGGGCCGGGTGGCCGAGCTGGGCTGCGCGGTCTGCCGCCGGATGGGCTACCCGGGCACCCCGGCCGAACTACACCATCCAAGGGCCGGAACAGGGGCTGGGAGACGCGCAAGCCACATGGACGTCATCCCACTATGTCCAGAGCATCATCGCGGCTCTACGGGCCTCCACGGGCTTGGGACAAAGGGGTTCCCAAAGCACTGGGGGTTCAACGAGGCCGACCTGCTGGAGGACGTCCGGGCGTTGCTTAGGGAAAACACCTAGAAAATAATTTGGGCCGGTGCTTGTGTGGTCGGTTTAAGTTCGTGTTAAACTTCAGACATCGACACAGCAATACCGCACAGTCGATGACAGCGAAGGAAAGCGAAATGCAAGCAATCATCTCTACCCCCGCCGCCCACGACGTGGACACCCTTGGCCAACTGCTGGCCCAGATCGCCGAGCTGACCAAGCAGGCCGACGCCATCAAGGACGCCATCAAGGACAGCGCCAGCGCAGGCGGCGACAAGGTTGTCGAGGGCGACCTCTTCAAGGCCACCTACATCGAGTCCAACCGCTCGGTGGTTGACCACAAGGCCCTGTACGCAGCTCTGGGCATCACCGCCGAGCAGGTGGCCCAGTACACCAAGACCACGGCCGTGTTCTCGGTCAAGGTCACCAGCAAGTAATCAACCGGGGGCCTCGGCCCCCATTCAAAAGCGAAAGGAAAGCGAAATGGACAACTACACCGCAGTGGGTATCGCCGAGGGCTTCATCGAGGCCGACAGCGAGGAGCAGGTGCTGGCCGCGTGGCAGCACCTCGTCAACACCGGGCTGGCGTGGAGCCTGCAAGGCTGGTTCGGCCGCACCGCCCAGCGCCTGATTGACGACGGCCTGATCGAGGTGGCAGCATGAAAAACGCACAGGCCGAGTACATCAACGCGGGTTACCGCTACGAGAAGGCCACGAGCGCCGACAAGGCCCGTGCGGTGGCGGAGATCATCCGGCACATGCTCAAGCAGGAATCCCTTGACGATCAACAGGACGCCCGCTACTTCATCGAGCGCGGCCGTCAGGAAGCGAGGCAATCATGACCGAAGAATTCAGCACCGAGGACAAGCACTACATCGCCGGGTTCGACGCTGGCTGCAACTACGTCATCCACGAGATCGAGCGCTGGGTTGAGCGCCACGATTTCGAGCCGCGAGTCACCGGCCCCATCCTGACCTTGCTGGGTCACCTCAAGAGCGAAGGCCATGCGCCAGATCGCAGATAAGCCGCTGGCCCAGTACCACCCCAAGGTGGGAGTCCTTTGGCGCAGCCGAAACGACGAGCTGGAGCCGGAGGTGTTCGACGGGTTGCCGGACTGGATGGAGCCAGAGCAGTCTGATTTGGATCGTCAGCGTGACGTGCAGCAGCTCATTGCTGAGGTGATGGACAGCTTGACCGAGCGCGAGGTCGAGATCTTGCGCTGGCGTTTTTGGGAGGACCTCACGCTGGAAGAGGCCGCCATCAAACTGCGCGTGACTCGTGAGCGCGTGCGTCAGATCGAGGTCAAGGCCCTGCGCAAGCTTCGCCATCCTTCGAGGCGCGACCGGCTGGTGCCCTACAGCATCTGGTCCCAATGGTTTAAGGATATGACCAAGCGTGAGTTCAAGACGCCCAACGAGCGCCAAGCCGCCTTGTGGAATGTGCAAAAGCGAATCGAATACCCAATCGGTTTGTGGGGTTTTATGGACAAGGTGAAAATTTAATCTACAATTACACCAACGACAGCGCGGTGCTGTCGTCTAACAGCGAAGGACAGCGAAATGAACACCACAATTAAGAGCAAGCAGGTTGAGTTCCTCAACGAGGGCCGCGAGTCACACGACTGGGGCTTCAGCGACAAGAAGGGCCGCGCACTCGGTTCCCGGGTTGCCTTCTCGGTGCAAGTCTTCGAAGAGGTTGGCCCTGAGCACGACCAGATGTTCTGGCGCTTGGCCCCCGGGACCTACTTCTGCTGGGTTGGCCAAGCCACCCGCGCTGGCGAGGCGTTCGGTGCGGTCCAGTCGTGGAACTACTGCAAGACCGAGGCGGAGCGCTTTGCCGCTGTCGAGAAGTACCTTGCCGGTGCCCGTGGTCGCGCACAGCGCTGGGCAGTTTGAAGGAGGGATGCCATGTACATCGCCGAAATCGAATCTCGCGTGGCAGGCATCCCCTGCCTGATTGGTGTCATCGACTGGGAGGCCTACGTCCCGGCCTACACCAGCGGCCCGCCAGACCGCTGCTACCCATCCGAGGGCGGCTGCGGCTCGTGGGACGTGCTGGACCGCCGTGGCCGCAAGGCCGCGTGGCTGGAGCGCAAGCTGACCCCGGCCGACGAGCGCCGCATCGAGCAAGAGGTGTTCGACGCCATGGAGTCCCGCGACGAGTACGACCCGTACTAGGGAAAGTCCCTATATCAAGGGGGTTGTTGCAATCCTCTTGGTTTAATGTAGAATTACATCATCAACAGCGCAAAGGAGCGAATCATGAGCGAAGACCTTCAGACCCAGATCAAGACCACCGAGGCCTACCAGTCGGTGTTCATCGACCGATACGACGATGGCGAGCTGTGGCTGTCCATCCAAGTCGCCGGTGGCGGTGCCCACTGCACCCTCACGTTCGAGCAGGCCCGGCAGATGGCTGAGGCCATCAACCGCGTGCTGGCAACCGAGAAGGTGGCAGCATGAACTACGGTCAATGGCACGAGGTGTTCACCAACAAGGTGAAGGATTACGACTGGCACGCCTGCCGCCGGGCCTTGTTCGACTGCCACGACACGCTGGCCCTGCACAAGGACCTGCCCACCGACGACCCCTACTACGTCAAACTCTGGGCCGAGATCGACGCCCTGCGTGAGCGACAGCTCAAGATCGGCAAGGTGGCAGCATGAAAGTCAAAGAGCTGATCGAGCGGCTGCAAGCCCTCGATCCCGAGCTGATGGTGGTACGGGCCGGGTACGAGGGTGGCGTCACCGAGGTGGGCCAAGTGACCATTATCACCGTGGCCCTGAACGTCAACGAGGAGTGGTACTACGGCGAGCATGAGCAGATCGACGAATTCTCGCGCCGAGACCACAAGGGCGCAGAGCGGGCCAACGTGGTGGAGTTGACATGACCCCGATGGCATACCTTTACATCTGCGACGGCGACATTGACCACCCGGTGCTGACCCACAAAAAAATGGACTGGCCCGAGAAGTACCCGCACTGGCAGGAGATACCGCTTGTGATGGCGCAAGAGCATGCGGGGTTTGTGGACTCTAAGCTAAACCCAATTCAGCGCACATGGATTGGCATGCCTGATGATGAAAAAGAAAAATTTGTGATTGCGTATTACCCGTCGAGCTGGGACAGAAAAACGGCGGTTGCTTTGATAAACAACTACGAGGCGTACCTCAAGGAGAAGAACACATGAGCGACAGACAACTTATTGCAGACCTGCTGAGTGCGCTGGAATATCACACTGAGCAGACGCGTCCGATTGAGTTCAGCAAGGTGGCGATTGAAGCCGCCCGTGAATACCTGCGAAAGCCAGCACAGCCAAGCAAGCCGTGGATTGGGCTGACGGATGAGGAGATTGCGGAGTTGCACTGCGAAATTAAAGTTCGATTGATGGGCACATACAAAACCGAAGACATCTACCGAGCCATCGAAGCCAAACTCAAGGAGAAGAACACATGAATAAGCAAGAGATCGACGAAATGATGAATCACCTTCCCAGCCAACAACCGCAAGAATCATTGCGTGACAAGGTGTTGATTGGTACAATGTTCGCTGTGTTTTTGATCGTGGTTTGCATGCTGCCCGACATCATGCGGTAAGCGAATCAAAACCGAGTCGGTTCCCGGCGAGAGCTGGGGCCAACACGCATGAGGGTTCGGGCATTCACTTGCCCATCGGAATCGAGAAACCGAGGGGAGCCCCCAGCCGTGTTGGGTTTACAGTCCCGGCGAATAAGTATTCAATCAAGCGAACTGCAAGCGATCCGAAAGCGAAGAGAAACCGACTCGGTTTCGACCGGCACAAGGCGGCCGGGTACACAAAACAACACGGAGAGCCACATGGCAGAACGCATCTACATCGTCCACGGCCCGCAGGGCACCCGACTGGTCAAAGCCGGTCTTCGGCAGCAGGCCCTGAGCCACGTCGCGAACAGCACGTTCGTGATCCGCGTCGCGTCCCAAGATGAGCTGGTCAACGCCCTGACCGCAGGCATCAAGGTCGAGCAGTACCGCAACGGCGACCACCCCGACCAGCAGGAGCTGATCGAGGACAGTGAGTCGCCCGGAAACTAAGCGAATCGGTTACGATCTGGCCAGATCAACGGACGAGGAATACGGTCATGCCAGAAACCGCCGCCAAGAAGCCACGGAAACAGCCCCAGAAGGCCGCAAAGCCTCAAGCCAAGGGTAAGGGTGCCACGACGCCCGAAAACGCCCCAGAGGCCCCAAAAAAGAAGATGGGTGCCCCAAAGGGATCAGGATCAAAGTACACCGAAGAGCTTGCAGACCAGATCTGCGACCTTGTCTCCAACGGAGTGAACCTTCGCAAGGTATGCCGTATGGAGGGGATGCCAAGTTGGCGGACGATTTACGATTGGGTTGTTGCGCGGCCTGACTTTGCCGCACGCCTCGCACGCGCGCGCGAACTGGGCTACGACGCACTGGCCGAGGAGGCCCTCGAAATCAGCAACACGCCGCACCTTGGCCAGAAGAAGGTCTTCAGCTCCGGCGCTGAGGAGGGCGAGGACAGCATGACGGTGACCGAGGAGGACATGCTTGGCCACCGCAAGCTTCAGATCGAGACCCGGCTCAAGCTGCTGGCCGTCTGGGACCCCAAGCGTTACGGCAACAAGGTCCAGCTCGGTGGCGACGCCGACAACCCCATCAAGGTCAAGGCTGAGGTGCAGGCCGAGGAGCTGCTGGGTGCCCTTCTCAAGAACGTAGAGCTGCGCTCACAGGCCGACGCGCATGAGTGACATCGCCGAGATTCTGGCCGACCCGCAGGTTCAGGAGAGCCTGAAGGTGGCGCGGCCAGAGTACCGGCTGGCGTGGGCATGGCGCATGAAGTGGATGTCCACCAAGCACAAGCACCAGACCCTGCCGCCCGGGGACTGGTGGTCGATCTGGCTGATGCTGGCGGGCCGGGGCGCGGGCAAGACCCGCACGGCCGCCGAGCAGATCGGCTGGTGGGCGTGGGAGGAGCCGAACACCCGCTGGCTGGTGGCCGCCCCGACCAGCGCCGACGTCAGGGCGACGTGCTTTGAGGGCGACTCCGGGCTTTGCACCGTGATCCCCGAAGCCCTGATCGCGGACTACAACAAGCAGCACCACGAGCTGCGCCTGATCAACGGCAGCCTGATCAAGGGCATCCCGGCCTCGGAGCCCGACCGCTTCCGGGGTCCGCAGTTCCACGGGGGGTGGCTGGACGAGCTGGCCGCGTGGGACTACCTGCAAGACGCATGGGACCAGATCCAGTTCGGCGTGCGCCTTGGCCAGCGCACCCGGCTGATCTGCACCACCACGCCACGGCCCAAGGACCTGATCATCGAGCTGATTGGCCGCGAGGGCGACGACGTGGTCATGACGACCGCCTCGACCTACGCCAACCTCAAGAACCTGTCCGACAACTTCAAGAAGCAGATCCTCCAGTACGAGGGCACCAAGCTGGGCCGTCAGGAGATCTACGCCGAGATCATCGACCCGGAGGAGGGCGGCATCGTCAAGCGCGACATGTTCAAGCTCTGGCCTGCCGGGCGCGAGTTCCCCAAGTTCGAGTACATCCTCCAGAGCTACGACTGCGCCAACACCGAGAAGACCCAGAACGATCCGACGGCCTGCATCACCTTCGGCGTGTTCAAGCCGTTGGACGGGCCGATGTCGGCGATGGTGATCGACTGCTGGCAGGACCGGCTGCAATACCCTGACCTGCGGCCCAAGGTGGTCGAAGAGTTCGAGACCGTCTACGGCGAGGGCAAGGACCGCAAGCGCGTGGACCTCGTGCTGGTCGAGAACAAGAGCTCGGGCATCTCGCTGATCCAAGACTTGCAACGCGCCCACGTCGAGGTGCGGGCCTACAACCCGGGCAACGCCGACAAGATGCAGCGCCTGAACATCGTCTCCAACATCATCGCCCGTGGCCGCGTCTGGATACCGGAGAGCGACGCCCGCAAGGGCTTCGTGAAGGACTGGGCCGAGGGCTTCGTGAGCCAGATCTGCTCGTTCCCCGAGAGCACCCACGACGACTTCGTGGACGCCTGCACGCAGGCCCTGCGCTACCTTCGGGACGCTGGCTGGCTGAACATCGACCCACCACCACGCGACGACTACGACGAGGACGACTACGTCGACAGCGGCAAGCAACGCCGCGTGAACCCATACGCTGTTTGAGGAGGGCAAGATGACGTGGCACTGCATATCCTTCAAGTCCGACATGGGCAACCTCGTGCAGCACATTGTTCCGGTGGACGACTTGCAGCCCCACACGCTGACGCACGACTGCTGGTGCCAGCCGGAGCTGGACCACGAGGACTGGATTGCCACGCACCACAGCGCGGATTGCCGCGAGGATTTTGAAAACGGACGGAGGAAGCCATCATGATTCACTTCACCAACGAGGGCGGATTCAAGAAGGTCGGCCTGAACCTGTACCGAGCACCGGGCGGCTTCGTTGCCGCGTGGGTTTGGTACGACATAGCCAGACACGAGTTGCACGGCTGGCGCTTCCGCCTGCGGCTGCACATGGCCCCGCGCATCTTGTGGTCGGTGGAGCGGGCCAACGTGATCAACAACTACCTCGTGGTCAACGACCTCGATCTGGTCCACCGCGAGACGCTGGTTGACCTGAAAGAGCTGCAAGAGCGCCAGAAGCGCGTCAACGAGCCGCTGGCCTACATCAAGCCATGAAGCCCATCCAGATCCTCGAACCCGGCTCGACGCCCGACGTTGGGTGCGCTAAGGTCAACGCCTGCCGCAACCGCTTCGAGGTCGTGGCCGACTGGGGGATGTCGTCCGCCACCATGGCCGAATGGGCGCACGAGGCGCTGGACCGCTGGCTGCGCAGTCGAATGGACTTGACAAGCCCCAGCGTTTATGATTCGAGGGAAAAAGGGAAAGGTGACGACCATGGCTGATGAGATCCGGGCGATTGACCCCACGATTCGGGAGCGCATGTCTTCCGGCGTCCAGCGTGGTCTGGAAGGGTTCGGCGTTGACCGCTACAAGGCCCGCAAGCACGCGCAGACCTTGATGGGTGGTGAGAGCAGCAACCTGCCCGGCGGCATTGGCATCGCCGACTTCGTGCCGTTCCTTGGCACCACCATGGCCGCCGAGGAAGGCGTCCACGATCTTGCCGACGCATATGGCGCGGCCAAGCGCGGCGACGTGGTCGGGGCCGTGGCCAACACCGCAGGCGCGGCCGCCAATCTGATCCCCGGCGCACCCGGCACCATCAAGGCGGGCAAGGCCGCCATCAAGAAGATCAAGGCCATGGAGCTGCCGAAGCTCAAGCCAATCGGAACCGATTCGGTTCCTAAGAAGCAGTCGCTCCAAGAGTGGGCCATGGCCGGTGGCGGCGTCCCGGTGAGCCATAAGGACCGGGCCGACGTCTGGCACAAGAAGGTCCAGCGGTTGGCCGCAGGCGGCGAGGTCTACAACACCGTGCCCGACATGGCCGACGGCGGCGAGCTGATCGACGGCCCGGCGTACGCCAAGGGCGGTGGAGTCAAGAAGCTGGTGCAGGAGATCGCCGAGGCTGGGTCCAACGCGGTCAGGAAGCTGACCGGCGCACCGCCCAAGGGCGTCGAGCCCATCCCGGTCCGCACCCCCGAGGAGCAGTCTGTCATAGACAAGTTCGGACAGAAGCAGGAGCAGGAGGCTGCCCGGGCCAAGAAGGTCGAGAAGCTGGCCCAGCAGGAGCCGACAGCGCCAGCCAAGCCCGCCAAGGCCAAGGGGCCGAGGGCCAAGGTCGAGCCGGACATCTACCGCAAGATGGCCGCAGAGCAGGGCGACGAGGCCGTGCTACGGGCAGCCCGGGCTGGTGAGCACCTCAAGCCCACGCCCGGCGGCTACGTCGGCGCACCGCGCACTGTGACCAGCGGCCAAGGCCTTGGGGCTATGCGCCGCTCGATGGACAAGGACTTCGCCGATTCCGTCGAGGCCGTGCGCCTTGCGGACCCCGAGCGGCTGGGGACGTGGTACGACCGCGCCAAGCAGGGCATCGCCGAGAGCAACGAGCCCTACCAGCTTGCCCGTTCACTGGAGCAGCATGGCGTCTACTCCGCAGGCGTCAGCCCCGAGTCAGAACTGGGCTTTGCCCTGAAGCACCTGAACAGCCGCGTGGCTGGCCAGCCTGAGATGGCCTACCGTGGCGCACCGATGCGCAACCTCGACAGCGCCGTGGCCGAGGACCGCCCGGCCAACATGGGCTTCAAGATCGGCGAGTACGCCAACAAGAACGACCCGCGCATCCCCAACGAGGGCCTGTTCGGCGTGAACGACTTCCGCCGGGCGCAGGGCATGGGCTACACCGACCCGCAGGGCAACCCGTGGAAGGCTGGCGTGTCTGAGACCATGCACCCGTTCATGGACGCCGAGACGGCCCTGCAAGTGGACCGCGCCAACAAGGCCGGGACCGGCGGCCGCACTGACTGGGCCGGGCCGCACATTCAAGAGGTGCCATGGGTCTACGGCAAGGGGCAGGACCTGTACTCACGCGGCAAGGCCGGGCGCTTCGGCGGCGACGAGCTGGAGGGCATCAAGGGTGCCTTGCGCGAGGCCAACAACACCGCCCGCGACTACATGTACAAGCACGCCGCGTCGGCCACGCACGAGGCCATCCCGGGCGCGTCCCTCGGCCACGTCCGGCAGGCGCTGGACATGACCCCTGCCGAGAAGCTTGAGTACGGCCGCACCGGCCGCTGGGACATGCCGCCGCCCGAGTACGCCCTGAGCGACATGCCGCAGGTCGGAGCGGGCAACCGCGACATCATCTACGGCGCTGCCGGGTATCGCCAGCTCCCGTCGCGTGAGGCCGAGGGCCTGTACGTCAACCGGCTGGGCGGCGTTGAGACCAACCCCATGACCATTGCCCGCCCGCTGATGGATTTCCCCACCGGTGGCGGCGGCCTGATGGCCCCCAGCTCCCGCAAGATGGCCGACACGCTGGAGCAGTTCCGCGCCTTCCTCGACGCGCAGGAGGCCGGTGCCTACAACCTGCCCAACACCATGGGCGGCGTCAAGGGCAAGAACTCGCTGGTGCTCGACAGCCGCAGCCGCAACCCAAACAAGCTGGACGACCCGTCGGCCGGTGTCACGCCCACGGCCGAGCAGTTGGCCGCGATGAACAGGGTGATGGAAGACACGGGCTTTGGCGTGACGGCGACCAACCGTGGCGTGGCCGTGTTCCCGTTTGACCCGGCCATGGACCCCAAGGAGGCTGGCAAGATCCTGCGCAAGAAGCAAAAGGAGCTGACGGCCATCTACCCCTCGACCCCCGAGAAGTCGCTCACCACGACCGGCTATGTGCCCGGCATCGGCAAGCGCAGCCCCGAGGGCCCGCTGTCCACCGCCCCGTACAGCGGCGAGGCGACCGGAGACCTGCTGCAAGCGTTTGCAGAGCTGCCCCCGTCGGTGGCCATGAACATAAGCGAGTCGGAAGCGATTCGCCAAGCGATTCGCGACAAAGCGCTGCGCGACGCCAAGCTGGGCGGCACGCGTGGCGACATCCAAGAGTCCCGCCGCTTCTTCAGCGAGGCGGATTGGCCCAAGGCGGTCGAGATGATCCGCAAGGGCATGAGCCCGGCAGCCGCGCTGGCTGCGCTGGGCTACAGCGCCAGCTCCATGGCAGGAGAGCGCCAGTGATCAGAGCAGGCCTTTTGCCTTCGCGTAGTAACGCGCACCGCCAGCGGCTTGCTTCATCCAAGCAAGCTCCTCGGCCGTGTAGTGTTGCCGCTTTGGCTTCTTGGCCTCAAGCTGGGCGACCAGCTCTTCCATCAACGCCGCGCACTCGTCGAAATAACTGCCCGGCTCAACACCTTTCAAGAACTCAATTGCTTGATCGTATTTATCCATCTGCACTCTCCATGCGTGTAAGTTGGGATTAAATCATAGCACAAGGACTCCAGTATGGCCACACAATTTCCCATCGACCCTGAGTTTGGACGCTTTGTAGGCGGCCAGCCGCAGGATCAGGACGAGGAGGCCGGTGTTGCGGTCGAGATGCCCGAGATCGACGACGCCGAGCTTGAGGAGCTGCCAGACGGCAGCGTGAGGGTGCGTCTGGACACCAAGGGTCCGATGGAGGACCAAGACTTCTACGCCAACCTCGCCGACGGCGACGTCATTGACTCGCTGGACCTCGGCTCGATGGCGCTGCGCTACCTTGAGCTGATCGAAAAGGACAAGGAAGCCCGCAAGCAGCGCGACAAGCAGTACGAAGAAGGTATCAAGCGCACCGGCATGGGCAACGACGCCCCCGGCGGGGCCAATTTCCAAGGCGCATCGAAGGTGGTCCACCCTGTGATGGCCGAGGCCTGCATCGATTTTGCGGCCCGAGCCATCAAAGAGATGTTCCCGCCCGACGGCCCGACCAAAACCAAGATCTTGGGCGACGTCACCGAGGACAAAACCGCGATTGCCGAGCGCAAACGCGACTACATGAATTGGCAGTTGACCGAGCAGATCGAGGAATTCCGCGACGAGCAGGAGCAAATGCTGACCCAGTTGCCGCTGGGCGGCTCGCAGTACCTCAAACTCTGGTACGACGAGAAGAAAAAGCGCCCCTGTGCGCAGTTTTTGCCCATCGACAACGTGCTTTTGCCGTTCGCGTCGGCCAATTTCTACACCGCGCAGCGCTTCACCGAGATGGACGACATCTCCGAGTGGGAATTCAAGCGCCGAATCGAGTCCGGGCTGTACAAAAACGTGTCGTTGTCACGCGCAACGATGGACCCGGAGCCCACCGCGTCGCAAAAAGCGAACAACAAGATCGAGGGCAAGTCCGCAAGCAACAACGACGACGGTTTGCGGCGCGTTTTCCACGTCTACACATGGCTGGAACTCGACGACGACCCCGTCACCAAGGGCGAAATGGCCCCGTACATCCTCATGATCGACGATTTGACGTCGGAAGTCGTGGGCCTGTACCGCAACTGGGAAGAGGGCGACGAAACTCTGACCAAATTGGACTGGGTGATCGAGTTCAAGTTCATCCCGTGGCGCGGCGCGTACGCCGTGGGCCTGCCGCAGCTCATTGGAGGCCTCTCAGCGGCCCTTACGGGCGCTTTGCGGGCGCTTTTGGACTCTGCCCACATCAACAACGCCGCGACGCTCCTGAAGCTCAAGGGCGGCAAGATTTCCGGCCAGTCCCAAGAGATCGAAGTCACGCAGGTGGTGGAGATCGAGGGCGCTCCGGGCGTCGATGATGTGCGCAAGCTGGCCATGCCCATGCCATTCAACCAGCCGAGCGGCGTGCTGTTCGAGCTGCTGGGCTGGCTGACCAATGCTGCCAAGGGCGTGGTGACCACGGCCGAGGAAAAGATCGCCGACGTCAACAGCCAGACCCCGGTGGGCACCACGCAGGCGCTGATCGAGCAGGGCGCGGCCGTGTTCAGCTCCATCCACGCCCGTCTGCACGAGTCGCAGGCCCGCGTGCTCAAGGTCCTGAGCCGCATCAACCGCTGGTATCTGGACGACATGCAGCGCGGCGAAGTGGTGGAAGACCTCGACATCAAACGCGAGGACTTTGCCCGGGTGACGGACGTGATCCCGGTGTCCGACCCGCACATTTTCAGCGAGACCCAGCGCATGGCGCAGACCCAAGCGGTCATGGCCATCATGGACAAGAACCCCGACCTGTTCAACAAGCGGGCGGTGATCCAGCGCTTCCTCAAGCAGATCAAGGTGCCGGGCATCAACGAGCTGATGACCGACGTGCCGCCTCCGGTCAAGATGGACGCAGCCAACGAAAACGTGGCCATGGCCATCGGGCAGGCTGCATTTGCCTACCCCGAGCAGGACCACCTTGGCCACATTCAGGCGCACCTTGACTTTGCCAAGAGCCCGATCTTCGGCAGCAATCCCATCGTGGCCCCTGCGTTCTTGCCCAAGGCCGTGGAGCACATCAAGCAGCACTTGGTGCTGTGGTACTTGAACCGCATGAACGGCTACGTCCAGAAGTCGCTGGGCGAGAAGCTGCCCGAGTACGAGCTGCACGACGATCCGAAGATGATCGACAAGCTCTTTGGTGCGGCCTCGCAACACGTCGAGATGGACGCCAACGCCACCCTCAAGGGCATCATGCCGGTGGTGCAGCAGCTCGTGGCGGGCCTCAAGCAGTTCCAGCCCCAGCCCCCGATGACGCCCGACGTCAAGGTGCTGCTGGACACCAGCATGGCCGAGACCCAACGCCGTCAGGCCCGCGATCAGGCCGAGATGGCGCTCAAGGACAAGGAGCTGGCGGCCAAGATCCAATTGGACATGGCCGAGCTGCAACAGCGCCAGCAGCGCGAGATGGAAGAGATGCAGCTCAAGTTGGCGATTGCCAACGGCGACAACGAGATGAAGGAACGCATCGAAACGGCCCGCTTAACGCGAGATGCTGCCAAGCTCAATTTCGAGCAAAGCAAGGTCGTACCAACCACAGGAGGCCAATATGGCAACGAGTGACCAAGAGCAGAAGAGCATCAACGTGCCGCAGCACAAGCGCATCGCCATGGGCGAGAAGCTTGACGGCTCCAGCATGCAACCCAAGGGTGGCCAGCAGCCGTCCAAGAACCAAGGAGGGCTGTCGCAAGCAAAAAGCAAATGAACACACTGGGCGATCTGATTGGTGGCATCAAGTCTAGGCAGGCTGAAATAGCCGCGTCCCTCGCTGAAGGAAATGCAGCGAACTGGGAGGCTTACCACCGCATGGTCGGGCATAACGCGGGCTTGCAGGAAGCCCTCGACATCCTGAACAACCTGATGAAGGAAGATGATGAAGATGAGTGAACCGGTAGCTTCTAACGAAGCTGAGTTGGCTTGGGCATTTCCGAGCGTAGACCCCGGTGCTAAACCTCTTGGCGGACGCATTCTTGTGCAATTGCGCCGCACCAAAAAGAAGGCAACTAGCGCCGGGATTATTTTGGTCGAAGAAACCAAAGAAACCGAAAAGTGGCAAAACATGGTGGCAAAGGTCATCGAGATCGGCCCGCTGGCATTCAAGCATCGAGACACGATGCAGGCGTGGCCGGAGGGATCGTGGTGCGCCCCGGGCGACTACATCCGCGTTCCCAAGTGGGGCGGCGACCGTTGGGAAGTCAAGGTCGATGGTGACGATGAATTTGAAGACCCAGCACTGTTTATGGTGCTGAACGACCATGAGGTGATCGCAAAGCTCACCGGTGATCCACTTGCTATGAGGGCCTTCCTATGAGCACAGAAAAGAACCAAGACCAAGAAGAAATCGCAGTCGTCGAAGAAAAGGACGGCAGCGTAACGGTCCAGCTACCCGACAGCATTGAGTCGCCCGACGCGAAAGACGCCGACGGCCACCAAGACGATGGCGGGGACGAGGACCATCCTGACGATACTGATGCCATTCGCGAGGCCCGACGCAATCGCCGTCGCGCCAAGAAGGAATACATCAAACGCACCAACGAGGAAAAGGACGCCAAGCTGCAATTGCTTGAGCGCCAGAACCGCGAGCTGATGGAGCGCCTGTCCGTTGTCGAGCGCAAGACGCACGGCGCGGATCTGGCCCGCTTCGAAAAGGCCATCGAGGACGAGGAATACCGCCTGCAATATGCCCAGCAGAAAATGCAGGAGGCCACCGACAATTCCGATGGAGCGGCATTTACCAAGGCCCAAGAGCTTTGGTACGACAGCCGCCGCAAGCTTGAAGCCATGCGGGATTACAAGGAGCGTGCAACCCGCGCATCCTCGCAGGAAACTGCCCCGGCAAACCCTCGTTTGGTAAAGCTGGCAAATAGCTGGATGGAGCGCAATCCATGGTACGACCCGGATTCCGGGGATGAAGATACCCAGATTGCCAAAATCATTGACAACAAGCTCGTGGCCGAGGGGTGGGACCCGGCCAGCCCAGACTATTGGGAAGAGCTTGACAATCGCTTGCAAAAGCGCTTACCCCACCGTTATACTCGATCACAAGACGAATCGTCGTCCAGAAGGAGCCCCCGAAGCTTCGTGACTGGGTCGAGTCGGGAATCAGTTGGACGCGCAGGCGGCAACGAATTTGTTTTGGAACCTGAACAGGTCCGAGCAATGAAGGAAGCCGGTTTCTGGGATGACCCAGAAAAGCGCAACCGAATGATTAAACGATACGCCCAAGACGCACGCAACAGAAGGAGCTAAACATTATGGACACACGTCTCAAAAAAACTCTCAACGCCGGTGGCCGTGAGAATCGATCTTCATCAGATCAGACCCGAGCCGCCCCCGAAGAGAAGTTCATGTCAGCGCAGGAACGTCGAAAGATGTGGAGCGATGAGTGGACACAAAGTGCGCTGCCAAAAGTCCCGGAAATGCCGGGGTGGCACCTTTGCTGGTTGTCAACAACCAATGGCTACGACAGCATCGATAAGCGGATGCGACTCGGCTACATACCTGTTCGCGCAGATGAGTTGCCCGGGTTCGAAAATTACCGCGTAAAGGCTGGAGAAGACGTCGGTTTTATTGCATGCAACGAGATGCGCCTGTACAAGATCCCAATGGAGGTCTATCAGGACATCATGCTGCAAATGCACCATGAGGCTCCCAACGACGAGGCGGACAAGATCCGCGTCCAAGCTGAGAACCTACAAGGCGCTCGCGATAGCTCAGGGAAAGCTCTGGGCAAAGTTGAAGGCGAAGGTTTTGGCAACATGGACCGAACTGTGAAAGCCCCTGTTTTTCAGGGTTAACTTAAACCAAGGAGTAAGACTATGTCTTCAAGTAATGCTCCGTTCGGCTTGCGTCCTGCGTTCCATCCTTCCGGTCTGGATCGCGCTCAGGCGCTGGCTAACGGTATCGCGTCGGGCTATAGCACCGACATCCTCAAGGGCCAACCGGTCAAGCTCAACTCCAGCGGCAACATCGTTGTCGCAGCCGCAGGCGACTCCTTCCAAGGTGCGTTTGCTGGCGTGGAATGGACTGACACCACTGGTCGTCGTCGCGTCTCGAACTACTGGCCCGCATCCACTGCGTACCAGACCGGTTCGTGCGTCGCCTACTTCTACAACGATCCCAACATCGTGTATGAAATTCAGGCTGACGGCTCGCTGGCGCAGACCTCCGTGGGTGACATGGCTGATCTGTCCAACACCACCGCTGGTTCTACCGTGACCGGTCTGTCGCAATGCACGCTCTCGACCACTCTGGTCGGTGCTGGCAACAGCGCTCAGATGCTGATCCGTGATCTGGCTCCGTACCCTGACAATGCTTGGGGCGATTCGTACACGATTGTGCGAGTAACCATTAACGAGTCGCAGTTCAACGCGTCCGTTAACGCCATCTAAGGAGGGGTGAATCATGGCAGCTCCGATGCGCAGTACCGACTTTCGGTCAATTGTTGAACCCATCCTGAACGAGTGCTTTGACGGCGTCTACGATCAACGCACTGACGAGTGGAGCCGAGTGTTCCGCGAGCAGGAAGGCATTCCCCGTAACTACCACGAAGAACCCGTCCTGTACGGTTTTGGCGCGGCTCCTCAGTTGCCTGACGGCACTCCCGTCAGCTACCAGCAGGGCGGCGTGCTGTTCCTCAAGCGCTATGTGTACAACGTGTATGGCTTGGCCTTCGCGTTGACCAAAGTGCTGGTTGAGGACGGCGACCATATCCGTATTGGTCAGGTGTACGCTCGTCACCTCGCCCAGTCGCTGATCGAGACCAAGGAAACGCTGTCGGCCAACGTGCTGAATCGCGCTTTCAACGCCTCGTACCCCGGCGGCGACGGCGTGGCTCTGAATAGCGCTTCGCACCCCATCGTCAACGGCACCGCCAGCAACCTGCTGACCACTGCCGCCAACCTGTCTCAGACCTCCCTTGAGCAGATGTTGATCCAGATCCGTCAGGCTGTGGACAACAACGGCAAGAAGATCCGTCTGGTGCCCCGCCAACTGGTGGTCGCCCCCGGCAACGTCTTCCAAGCCGAGGTGCTCCTGAAGAGCGTGCTGCGTGCTGGCAACGCCAACAACGACATCAACCCCATCAAGTCCATCGGCTTGCTGGACGAGGGTGCCGCTGTTATCAGCCGTTTGACCAGCGCGACCGCTTGGTGGGTCCAGACTGACGCTCCCGAGGGCATGAAGCTCTTGATGCGTCGTCGTCTGGAGAAGACCATGGAAGGTGACTTCGAAACCGACTCGATGCGCTACAAGGCCACCGAGCGTTACGACGTCGGCTTCACTGACTGGCGTGCGATGTACGGTACTCCCGGCGTCTAAACCTAAGCGGGGGCCTCGGCCCCTGCTCCTACAAGGAGAAAAGACATGGGAAATATCGTAACGAACATTGGCGGCGTACTGTCCGCCGTCACCAACACTATCGCGTATACCGATAGCTCGGCGGTGACGGTTGGCACGATCCCTGCCAATGCGCAGATCGTTGACATCAACATCGACGTGACCACTGCCTTCAACGCAGGCACCACCAACACCATTGCCGTGGGCAAATCGGGCTCCGCAGCCGCTTTTGTGGCCGCTACCTCGGTTGGCTCCGCAGGACGCGCAAGCGTGGCCTCTACGGGCGTTTACAGCGCTTGGGCCGATGTTGGTGCTGCTGAGGTCCCCGTGACCGCAACCTTTGCCCAAACGGGCACGGCTGCGTCCGCTGGTGCCGCACGCGTGACGGTGGTGTATCGTTCACCTGCACCGTAAGGAGGCCGATATGGGTCAATTCAAACCTATGGTGAAGATGTACACCACTGAGCCCAGCGTCGAGCTGAAGCTCAAGAAAGGTGGCTCGGTCAAGAAGGCTGATGGCGGCATGATGGGCGCTCCCGCGCCCGCTGGCGCTCTGCCTCCTGCCATGCCCGCCCGTGGTGGCATGCCGGGTGCTGCGGCACCAATGAAGCCCTCTCTGGCGATGCGTCGTCGAGCCATGCGTGGTATGCCTGCCGCTCCCGGCCCGGCTGCCCCGGTTGGCCCAGCGGCCTCGATGATGAAGAAGGGTGGCAAGGCTGAGGGCGGCGAGTCCAAAGCCGAGCACAAGGCCGAGATGACCAAGATGGCCAAGACCGCCAAGGAACTCAAGAAACATGAGTCCATGCCCGCCAGCAAGGCCCACAAAGGCCTGAAGACGGGTGGCGTTGTCAACGGCCAAGGCGGCTTCAAGGCTGGCGGCATCATCAACACTGAGAACCAAGGTGGCGAGTATCGCAACACCAAGATGGACACCACCAAGCCCGATCATTCGCCCGCCAGCACTGGCGACGTGAAGATGGGCAACGGCGGTGGCTACGCTACTGGTGGCGTCGCGAAGGCAAATGCTGGCGGCTACAAAAAAGGCGGCGCAGCAAAAAAAGCCTACGCGGCGGGGGGAGTTGTTGACAGCGGTGCCCCCGCCGCGATGCCACAAGGCCGCAAAAAGCCCTCCGCCCCGGTGTCCATCACTGCACTCTCCGGCACCTTCAAGAAAGGCGGCAAGGTAACTGCCGCTGAAGGCCGCTTGCAGAAGGCATTCACGAAGGAAAACGCCACGGCCATGAAACAGGCCAAGGCGCAATCCAACGAGGTGTACAGCAAGTACGGCAAGAAGATGAAGGAGGGCGGAATCCCTGCTGATGCTGAAGACCAGATCAAGACGGCCCGCAACCAGCGTGCCTACGAGAACTGGGAAAAGTCTCAGCGCGAAGAGAACGAGGGTATGCGTGAAGCCATCCTCGGCGCTCCCAAGCGCATGATGCAGGGTCTTAAGGGCCTGTTCTCACCAAAAGCGCCAGAAGGCAGCGTCACCAAGACTGAGAAGTCTGTCACCGTGACGCCCGCCAAAAAGCGTGGAGGTGCTGTGTGCTGAAACAAAGCGGGGGCTTCGGCCCCTGCTTTCTTTGAAGGGAATAGAAGATGGCTGATGCAGTCGCAAGCCAAACGCTCTTAGACGGTGAGCGAATGGCAATTATGAAGTTCACCAATACCAGTGATGGTACGGGTGAGACAAACGTCGTCAAGGTGAACCCTGCATCGTTGGCCCCTTCGGCTGCTGGCGGCGCTTGTGACGCCGTGACAATCACAAAGATTACGGCTTTGACTCACGGCATGGAAGTGCAGTTGAAGTGGAAGGCCACCACGCCTGTGATCATTGAAACGATCCCGCAGAACAACAACTATTCGCAGGATTTCGAAAAGATTGGGGGCCTCGTCAACAACGCCGGTACGGGCAAAGACGGTGCTATCACGTTCACAACCTTAGACGCTTCTGCTGGTGACACCTACACGGTGGTGCTGGAAATGGTCAAGCACTATGTCAACCCGTTGGGCTGATCATGCCGCTCATCAAAGGAAAATCCGAGAAGGCCTTCAAGTCCAACATTAAGGCTGAAATTGCTGCTGGCAAGCCGCCCAAGCAGGCGGTAGCCATTGCCTACAACGTCAAGCGTCGTGCCGAGGGCATGAAGGGCGGTGGCGTGAGTCTGGCTATCGGCCGGGGCGAGAAGCTGCCTGCCGATCAAGGCGCGGGTTTGACGGCCAAGGGCCGGGCCAAGTACAACCGGGAGACCGGGTCGCATTTGAAGGCTCCACAGCCCGAAGGCGGGGCTCGACGCGACTCGTTTTGCGCGAGAATGGGGCCTGTAGCGGAGAAAAGCGAAAAAGGCAGTCGCGCACGCGCTTCGATGAAACGATGGAACTGCCCCGGATGGTGAGGTAACCATGGCTTATTCAGGAACTGTCGGCACAACCGTCATCCAAGTCCAGACCCTGATTGATCACGGGGCGCGCCGGTGCGGGAAATTGGCCGAGGAGCTGACCTCCGAACAGGTCCTGAGCGCACGAGAGTCGCTGTTTTTCCTGCTCTCAAACCTGATCAACATTGGAATCCAGTACTGGGCCATCGAAAAGAAGGTCTACGGGCTCCAAGCCAACAATTACGTCTACAAACTGCCCCTTGGCGGCAACGATGTGCTTCAGGCGCTGTATCGGCGCATGAATCGACCCACTCCCAACAGCACCGGCGGGTACACATCGAGCGCTGGCGGCATTGTGGGCAATGCTTTTGACAACAACATTGACACATCCTGCACTCAAACCTCGGCCAACGGCAACATTTCAGTCAATTACGGCACCGACAACCCGGTCTATGTGGGCTCCATCGGCGTCTTGCCAGACGTTTCTGGCACTTTCAGCGTGGTATTTGAGTACTCCGCTGACGGAATCACTTGGCAGACCCTCTACGACCCCGGTGAGACCGTCTGGGTCAACGGTGAGTGGCTCTGGTATGACATTGAGGCCGGTCAAACGGTCCAGTACTACCGCATCCGAGCAACGGGCGGCGGCACTCTGAGCCTGCGCGAGCTGTATTTCGGCAATAACTCGACCGAAATCACGATGGCGCGGCTCAACCGCGACGATTACACCAACCTGCCAAACAAAAACTTCACGGCCAACCAGCCTTTCCAGTTTTGGTTCAACCGGACCATCCCCCAGAGCGAAATTTACCTCTGGCCGGTGCCTTCGGACCCGTTTGTGCAGATGACCGTGTGGTACTCGCGCCAGATCATGGACGTGGGCGACCTCTACGGCGAGCTGGAGGTGCCTCAGCGCTGGTTTGAGGCCGTGATTTTCATGCTGGCTCACAGGATGAGCCTTGAAATGCCCGGCGTGGACATGGCCCGCGTTGAATATCTTGAGGGTCAGGCCGAGAAGTACCTCGCGCTTGCCGAGGCCGAGGAGCGCGACAAGTCGCCGATCTACTTCGCGCCGAATATCAGCGTCTACACGAAGTGAGCCATGCCGATATTCCTCGACACCCTCGGCTACTCGGACATCGCAATCGCGGTATGCGACCGGTGCAAGATGAAGCGCCCGCACGCCGTCATGCGCTCGGACCCGAACTTTCCGGGCTTGCAGGTCTGCAACGAGGGCTGCGCTGACAACTTCGACCCCTACCGGCTCCCGGCTCGTAAAACCGAAAGGATAACGATTCGGTTTCCAAGGCCGGACGTTTCGGTTGCGGTCAACCCCAACAATTTGACCGCTGGGCCTGCCTACGGCGGGGCTGTGCTGTCGCCTGAGCAAAACATCGAGGACCCTGAGAACAACGGCAACCTCGACGGTTTGGAGATCCAGCCCTGATATGGCCAACGTAACCATCACCCAACTGCCTGCGGCTGGCCCAATACAAGGCGATGAGCTTGTCCCCATCGTCCAGAATGGCCAGACGCTGCGCACGACTGCGGCCGCGCTGGCCGGGTCACCGGTCCAGACTCAGACTTTCCTGACGCTGGTTCAAGAGCCGACCCTGAACAACAGCCGGTATCTGTCCGGCGGCACCGGAATCGGCCTACAAGACAACGGGGCGCAGTCCTACCTGCAAATCGTCCTCAACGGAGCCTCAGGAAGCCTCGAATTGGCCTCTACAGGCCTCGTTGTGAAGACCGGGGCATCCACGGTCACCTCCCGCTCGATTGTGGCCTCTACGAGCGGTTTAAGCGTGTCGGACGGGGATGGGGTTGCCGGTAACCCAACAATCGCCCTGACGGGCCTTCCGCTGGCCCTGACGACCCTCGGCGGAACCGGTTTGCTGGCCGTGGTGGGCGGAACGACCATCGCTGGCCGCCAGATCCTTGGCACGACCAATCAAATCACGGTCTACAACGGCAACGGCTCGGACGACATCTCGATCACGCTGGCCTCCAACCCGATCATCCCGGGCACGGCCGCCATGACCATCCCGGTTGGCTCCACGGCGCAGCAGCCGGTGGGCTCGAACGGACAGTTTAGGTTCAACTCCGACACCCAGACCTTTGATGGCTATGCCGCAGGCTCGTGGCGGCAATTTGCCCTGTCGGGCGGCGTGACAACTTTCAGCGCCGGGTCAACCGGCTTTACTCCGTCGTCGCCAACCAGCGGCGCGGTGGTTTTGGGTGGCATTCTGAACCCCGCAAGCGGCGGCACGGGCGTGAACAACGGCTCGTACAGCATCACGCTGGGCGGCAGCGTCACCACGGCCGGGGCTTTGACCACGGCGGGGGCTTTTGCGACCTCTGGCGCGTTTTCCCTGACTCTGACGACCACGGCATCTACCAACGTCACTTTGCCCACCACGGGCACGCTGGCGACCGTTGCCGGGGCCGAAACCCTGACCAACAAGACGATGTCCGGGGCGTCGAACACGTTCTCGAACATTGGAAACAGCAGTCTGACCAACAGCTCGGTGACCTACAACGGCGTCACCGTAGCTTTGGGGGCGTCCGGCACGATCACCGCCACCACTACGGCCGCGCTGACGGTCGGAACCGGCCTACAACTGGATTCGGGCACTACTTTCGACGGCTCAACGGCCAAGACCATCAGCATCGACAGCACGGTTGCGACGTTGACCGGCACTCAGACATTGACCAACAAGTCGATGTCGGGGGCTTCGAACACCTTCACGAACATCCCCAACGGGGCGCTGTCCAACAGCTCAATCACGATTGGATCGACGAGCGTGAGCCTCGGCGGGACTGCCGCGACCGTTGCCGGGCTGACTTTGACGCTGCCGACGATTGCGCAGATTCTGAACACGGGCACGCTGACGCTACCGACCTCGACCGATACCTTGGTGGCGCGGAACACAACCGATACGCTCACCAACAAGACGATCAGCGGCACCGGCAACACGTTCAGCAACATCCCGAACTCGGCGCTGACCAACAGCACGATCTCGGGCGTTGCGCTGGGGTCGAACCTGTTCACGCTGACGATTGGCACCGGCCTGACCGGCACGAGCTACAACGGCTCGGCGGCCGTCACGGTGGCCATCGACTCGACCGTGGTGACCCTGACCGGCACGCAGACGCTGACGAACAAGACGATCAACGGTCCTGACAACACGCTGACGAACATCGCCAACAGCTCGCTGGTCAACTCGTCCCTGACGATTGGCACGACCGCGATCTCGCTGGGTGCGTCCTCGCTGACTTTGGCAGGGCTTACCTCGGTGACGGTCACGCAGGACCCGACAACGGCCTTGCAGCTTGCGACCAAGCAGTATGTGGACAATACGGCCTCCACGGGCCTGACGTACCACCAGCCGGTGCAGGCGGCCACCACGCAGAGCCTTGCGGCGCAGACTGGCGGCGTGGTCGTCTACAACAACGGCGCGTCTGGCGTGGGTGCCACGCTGACGCTGACCGTTGCTTTGACCACTTTGGACGGCTACAGCCTGAACAACGGCGACCGCATTCTGGTCAAGGACGAGGCCAATCAGGCTCACAACGGTGTCTACACATGGGCGACCGGCGGTTTGGTTTTGACCCGCGCAACAGACGCCGACAGCTACGGTCCGGGCACTGGAGACCTGAGCGAGAACGACTACTTCTTCGTCCAGAATGGCACGGTCAACAAGGGCGTCGCTTTTGTTTGCACGACCGCCGGAACCATCACGTTTGGCACGACCGCAATCACGTTTGCTGAGTTCAGCACGTCGCAGGTTTATACCGCTACGTCGCCGATTCAGATCAGCGGCACGGTCATTTCGCTCAACACGGTGCCGGTGAATCTGGGCGGCACCAACATCACGAGCTACGCCACCGGGGATTTGCTCTACGCGTCGGCCGCGACGACATTGACTAAACTCGCACTGGGGACGCAGGGATATGTACTCCAAGCCGGGGCAACAGGCCCGACGTGGGGGATCATCTCTGGGGGAACTTTCTAAGGAAAAAACATGGCTGCAACCAACTACACGCCAATTCAGCTCTACTACTCGACCACCGCGTCGGCAGCTCCTGCTGCTGGTAATCTGGTCAGCGGCGAGCTGGCCATCAACATCACCGACGGCAAGTTGTACTACAAGGACAACGGCGGGAATGTGCAGGTCATCGCGACCAAAGGCGCTGGCACGATTGGCGGATCAAATACCCAGATCCAGTTCAACGACGGCGGCGCTCTTGCTGGCAACGCGGCGATGGTTTTCAACAAGGCCACGAACGTCACCACGCTGACCACGCTGAACCTCACCAACGCCCTTGGCGCGACCTATGGCGGCACGGCGCAGTCTGCCTATGCTCAGGGTGACCTGCTGTACGCCTCGGCCGTCAACACGCTGTCCAAGCTGTCCATCGGCACGGTCAACTACATCCTGACCTCCACCGGCTCGGTTCCCCAGTGGGTTGCTCCGACGAGCGTGACGGTCCAGACGGCCAACAACCTTGCTGGTGGCGCTGCTGGTTCGGTTCCTTACCAGTCCGCAGCCGATACGACCACTTTCTTGGCCATTGGAGCCGCAAACCGGGTCATGACCTCCACCGGGTCTGCTCCGCAGTGGGTGACGTCTCTGACGGGCCTGACGGGCGTTTCCAGCTCGTCCATCACAAACACAGCCCTGACCTCCGGCCGTCTGGTTTACAGCACCACAGGCGGTGCGCAGACCGACTCTGCGAACCTGACCTTCAACGGCACGACGCTGTCTACGACCGGCTTGTCGAATACCGGAAGCTCCACGCTGGTCAAGCTGGTCACGGTTGGCGACAGCAGCTTCACCACTGGTGCGGTCCTCGCCGCTGCAACTCCGGCCAAGCTGTACATCGGCACCGGCGCGGTCACTGACGGCACCAGCGCCGGTGGTGCAACCAACACGCTAGGCACGATCACTTCGTTTGGCCAGACTCAGGTCATTGCAACCAACGCCAACGTCACCTACACCAACCTCGCAACCCTGTACGTTGCAGGCGCTCCGACGGCTGGTACGAACGTCACGATCACCAACCCGTACTCGCTGTATGTTGCTGGTGGAGCCTCGTACTTTGGCGGCGCTGTTACTTACGGCGCAGGCTTGACGCTTGGCGGCAATTTGCTGTTCAGTCCTGATGCGACCTACGACATCGGCGCATCGCTGACAAACCGCCCTCGAAATTTGTATTTGTCGAGCCTTGTTAACGCTGGTGCTGGTCAATTCACGTTGTTGACATCCAGCAATTCGATGTATTTCACGGCGGCAACATC